GCAGGAGCATTAAGCGCTTGTGCGCCCCCTGCTGTGTTATTGGATGCATGGTAGCCTCCAGCGTGAGATGACTTTATCTCTTTCCAATTCGTACCATTAAATATAATTGCTTCGTTAACACCGTCTACAAAGCATATATTATTACCAGTACCAAAGTTAAACTGTTGGTGGCGTAATCTATTAACCGTTAATCCGTTTGCAGTCATAGAACGTGTAACACTGTGATCTAAGGTAAACTTACGCCAACCTATAAATGCAGTGTAGTAATAGAAGCTATAAGTACTAGCACCTGCATCTTGTCGTGCAGCTATAACAGTTGTACTTGCGGTTACATCATTCTTAAAAATAGCAATGCCAAGGACTTTACCTTGGCCTGTAGATGCACCTGCTACTGTAACTTCACCATAATCAGGATCGTATTCATCATACCCCTCAATACGTCGATAGCCGCCAAATAAGGATGGCTCAAAGTTCAACATACGTGTAGCTGCGCCTGGACTGTTATCCGATAAATCTAAATGATTTTCATTGGAATTCAGGCCACCGTTACAAACTAATTTGAAAGATTGTATTTGATCAGGCATTAATATCTAACTCGTGTGTCACGAATGTATTCGTAATTATTAATGTATAAAGTTTGTAAATCCTTGATACCTTTCTCAAAGGCTATGAACGATGCCTGAGAAGCTTCAAGGTTATCTTTAAACATATACAGGTGATACAAAGCACCATCTACTAAGACTGTATCGTAGCTATCAGGAATTCTAGTAACATCATCCGCTGCCGTAATATCAGAGTAGTTCTGGTAGTATCTAAATTTTAATGTGTAGGCTTTATCTGGCGATGGGCTAACACCGTAGCCATTACCATGCGAAGAGAATACAAAGCGTGGTACACTGATACCATCTGTACCTGATGCGTAATCATTATCCCTGTGGTTCTTATACCACTCGTCACGATCTATATGCTTCAAGGTCGTGAAACTTACACCTTGTGCTGTATCTTCTTGGATTTGAAAGCTGTTCCAATCAGCTATTTTATAAAATGAAGGCCATGTATATTCTTCCTGACCCACAACCAATGTATCTGTTTCTTCAGCGGCATTGAAAGGCCACTCAAACTCAGCTTGGTTTATTTTAGCTACCGCAGATTTTACAGCATCTTTAACAAGTGCTTGTACTCCAGAAGCAGATGCAAAATCACCTTCCACAAGCTCAACTTCGTTTAGTCGGCGTAGTACTTGATTACATAAACTTATATAGGTGCTAGGCATATTGTACCCTTAGATAGAGGAATGGGGCTAACAGATTAGCCAGCCCCATAAAAAGTTTAAGCTGCGTTATATTTCGCAGTAACCAACGCTTCTGGGCGTAGGATTTTTCTACCGTAAAGGTGCATCCCTCTAACGATGTCTGCAAAGCTATCTGGATCACGGTATGTTTCCGTTTTGTTGATCTGTTCTGCTGTTGCCACCGCTGAGTCATGTCCAGCTACGATAACACCGAAATGGGCGTTGTTATTCGCTGCACCTGAATGCCCTGCACCGTTTCCGACTGCTGGTAGGTTTGATGATGTATATACACGGAAGCCGTGGAAGTTATTTAACACCAATCCGTTACGAAGCGCACCTGAGTCACCGTAATCGGCGTTCAAGAAGCGTGAATCTTCGTCAGCTAGTAGTTCCATAAATACTGGATCTACACATAACCAACGACCTGCTGAATCAACTTGATTTTGATCCAATAGACGCTTCATACGAGCTACAACCATTGCTGGTGAACATGTAGCTGTAGGTAGTGCTGTTGCACCTGGTAAACGTGCTGCTAATGGAATCGAATGATCTCCAGCAGAAGTTGTTGTAATGTTACCAAATGAACCTTTGTTTAACTTCATTGAAGCTAACAATTCGTCAGAACCTGCTGCTGTATCCGCTTTAGAACCATTTACTTGGTCGTTAACTGCGGCTGCATTAGCATGTAAAGCAGACTGCTTATAACCTGATAAATAGCCAAGAACTTCTTGGTCATACTGATCAGCTAAACGGTGTGCTGCACGGTCTGTTGCAAGGGACATAAAATTCACATGACTAAACTGGTCCTCGATATCATCCATCTTGAAAGCAAAGTAGTTAGCTTTGTCGATTGTTAATGAAAAATCGGCATCAGTTAAATCTTGTGCAGCTATGGTCGTGCCACGCTTGTACTGCGACACAGAAATTTCTGGTTCTTTGATAATTCTGCAATATGTTCAAATAAGATCGTTAGTTCTTATTCCGCTTTTTAAAGCTGCTACATGTCGCCATGTAGATCAGACCATATCATCATCCACTGGGGATGCTCTGCGCTTCGAGCCACTTGGCTCTACTTCCTGTCGGAATGGTCGTTGGACGTTCCTATTTCTAGGCTTCGCTGCTGATTGTCTCGTGGAGATGTCCCAGCAATTCACAGAGTTTTTCGAAGTAGATTGCTCTACTAAGCCGCCAAATTAACGGTATCACCTTGGGATGCAATTTCCCCAAAGTAATCAGAGTTAGTGATAGCACCCGTAACAGTATTCTTGCGGAATGCGAGTTGGACTTTCTTCGAATAAATTACACTCGAAAAATTTCCTGAGTTGAGGTTGGTGTACCCCGATGCTTTTGCAATTGCCATTGTATGTACTCCTTGTGAAATGGCTAGGCCGAAGCCTGAACAAAACCGAAGAGGACAATTAAGTGGCAGTGATAAATAAGGGTGCGAATAACTATGAAGTTGCAACTAAATAGCAGACGGGCCTCAACACACTGGTAGACTAAACGTCGATATTCTTCTGTATTATATTAAGACATAGAGGTAGACCGTAAGGTGGCTCTATTCTGTAGTTGAGAAATTTAGCTCTCAGAAGATATGTCTTTAGAAGACGTATCATTAAAAAGCTGGGAAGGGGCGAGTCGTATAATCTTCGCCTCTTCACCTTTATTATAACATTAGTTAGGTGTCATTGCAACACCCTATCTAGCGCCACCACTTAGATCATAATCAAAGTTACCAGTTTGCATGGCTTCTTCAATTGCTTCTACATTCTTACCAAATTCAATATTACTCATTTGCTGTACTTGGCTTTCAGAGAACGTAGCTCTTCCTGCGGCTTTAGGTGTAGATGATGATGTTCGACCTACAGAGTGTGCTGCTGATTTAGATTTAGATTTTGTAGTAGATCTACTCATATCGTATTTATATAAGTCAATAGCACGAGAAGCGGATCTAGCATCAGAATTGTTTTTATACAGAGCATTTTGAGTATCTATAGTTTGTTCTGCTACCCAATCATGAAAACTTTGATCTTGTCGTATTTGATTAAAGTCAGGATGCATTTTAAGAAGTTCTTGTTCAGCTTCCTTTTTGGTAAGCTTAGTTTCTAACTGACGTAATCCTTCCATACGCTTTTCGCCCTCTGCAAGTGCTTCATTAGCACGTTTTTGAGCGATGCTATCCACAATCTTTGCTACATCAGGATATTTCTTAGACCAGACATCAATCTCTTCATCTGTCTTAGGAAACTTAATCTGACCTTTGGCGGCCTGATCTAGTTGAGCTTTCATTTTTTGTAGCTCTTGATCCTTTTGTTGCATCAACTGCTGCGAGTGTCGTCGGAGATCACCATATCGTTTCTTATATGTTGTATCTTCGCCTTCGACTACTTCAGAATCTTTTGCAGGATTTTGAGCTTCAAGCTCTTCTGCATAAGATAGTCCATTGTCTTCATCTTCTATTCTTCGATATTTTGCCATTATTGCCTCACGGGGGTCGCATAAAGCGAGTAGCCCTTAATTAAGATATAAATGCATAACTCTTTCGTTGCATCACACTTGGTAGGTTTGATGTACGTGGGGAAATCTCCTCAGTTTCCTCATCGTCATCAAGTTTGTCGTCTACTTCTACAGTAGCGACTTCGACTTCGATGTCCTCTTCAGGAGCATCTGTTTCTGCTGCTTCTACCTCTTCAGGTTCTTCAGCACCTTCTTCGTCTGTGTACTGGATAAGCCCAGTATCATACATGCTCATCAAGCCCATCTCGGCTTCTGATTGCATATCCATAATATGTTTTAGGCCGTGCCATTTAACTACGTTGGCAGGGAGAACGTATTCACCTTCAGATATCATTACCTCGATATCATCCCGTACATTTTCTGCACTAGATCCCATTGGTATTTCGTTACCGCTTTCTGGATCGGACATCATACCGCAAGCCATACCGCCATGAGACATCTCTATAAGCTCGTCATCATCCATAGCTTTTTGTATGGCTTCGCCTGTAGTTTCTTCATATTTACTTAATTTACCGTCACCATTCTTATCGGCTTTTTTACGGTCTAATTGAAATTTCTTCTTAGCCATATCCTGTCCTTCAACTGTTTTAATTCCCTTGTTAGCAACTGCCAGACCGCCCAGCGCAAAGCCTGTTTTTTCATCATCAGAAATGCCAAACACACCATAAACTTTGTCTCTAGCTCCTGCCGCAAGATCAATCATGTCTTGCTTTCTATCTGCCCAACTGGTGTCAGAACCATCTTGTTTAGAGTACAGGCCTGATTCACCTGCATAGAACTCTTGTTCTGATAGATCGAAATTAAACATGTTATCTGAACGCCATATAGAATAGGCATCCGCAGTTGTAACATCTTCGAATACAGGTAGCTTTTCACCTGTAAATATATCGTAAGGGCCATTCTCTTTATAATGTTCGAATAGCTTATCCAAATCGTAAAATTCTCCTGTAGTAGGATCAATTGTAGGTGACACGATTTGACCATCGCCATATTCAAATGACATAGATTTTTCAGAGTACGGTTCATCATTCTCGTCGTTAATCCAAACAGGCTTACCGTTACGGGTTTTTGCACCTTTAACTTTTCTAGCATTCGTATTCATTATTCAGCTCCCTTAACTACTTCGTCACGAAGTGTTTTAAATCTACGCAACTCAGCAATAGCGCCTTGTATTCTTAGAATGTCGTGGTGATCTTTTGAGGCTTCTAGTTGTTTATGGTGCAGTGCGATCTTTGCTTCTGCATATTCCTTTAGAAGTTCCATTGATTTCTTATCGTTCACCAACATAAGCAGCGCACGATACAGTTGTTTATCCATAGGTGTGTTAACCCTATTGTTTAATTATAGTGATGTAGGGGGGGGTAGGTGTTCCAGTGTTCCAGTAAATTGGAATACTTAGTGGTTATTTATTATTGTACTGGTGGTTGCTGTGGTGCATTAGCTGGCGCTGGTTCATTACCGCCATTGTCTCCACCACCTGCTCCAGTAAATCCTGGTGCGCCTGGTTCGGGTGCTGATCCTGGTGCTATATTCCCACCACCATTACCTGTAGGATCACTAGGGTTAGGTGCGCCTTCAGCAGGTGCAGCTTGCGGTGGAGGTGGTGGCATCATCGCTTGTATCTCAGCCATCATCTTAGCTTGTACGATTGCTTCACGTTGGTCGTTCAAAATCTTATCTTCATCAAGATCCATTGAAGCTGCCAGTTCACGAAGTACATAATCATATTTAACAAACGGGGCCATTTGTTGGTTCTGCGTCATTTGCATAAACTGTAGTAGGCGTTGGCTACGAATTTCATTCCGCATCAAGCTTTCTGTACCTCTAGCTTTTACTTCAAGATCACCATCAGCAAATTGCTTGTCGAAGTTGAATTGCATGTTAAAGCTAAACAATGCCTTGCCTAATGGTGCTAGTAGATAATCATCTACGTTTCTCACCACTGTTTTAATACCTTGAGCCGCAGCACCCATAAGCATAGACATACCTGAAGCAGTACGACCTACACCTGTGATACCTGTTTGTCCGTGTGAGAAAGACGGTATGCCTGTACTCTCATCTGATAGCTGACGTGCTTTATCAAACATCATCAGCAACTCATTAGATACGTTCGGAAACTTTGTGCCGAAGATGGCTTGACCAGGCGCTCCAGCTTGTCTGCGAAACACTTTGCCAGGGTACACAGATAAGTCTTGTCCAGGTACTAGGTTTGTTTCATCAATCTCAATTAACAGGTTGCCTGATAGTGCAGCATTATCCACACTCATTCGCATAAACCCATTCATCAGTAATTGTGTGTCAGTCATATTCTCAGCAACACCGATACCAAATAATCCGTAAGGATTTAGCTCGTAAGGTACTGCACAGAATGGAATACGGCTTGGTGTAAATGGATTTAGGACTAATCGTAGTATTTGACCGTTACAGACCCAGACATTAACTTCCATCTGGTCACGATCTTTAAATTGTTTTGGTATTTTCAGATCAGCTTCTTCTGCTAACTCTGAATCCATCATACCCCAGTATTCAATTACTTCAAAACGCTCAATAGTGTCTGATTGTGTGTGATCTTCTAGTGCATCTTCCCAGTACTCTCTTGTATAGTCAGGGCCATATTCAATAGCTAATTCTATGCTTTCATCACGGAAATGTGGGCGTTTCTTTAGATTTCGTAGCTGTGAACGACTTAAACGGTGGCGCTGCACTACATATTCTGCTTCTGCCATGTTTCTAGCGTCAGGATCAGGATACATATCCCAAATACTTACATATTCAAGCTTTGGTATTGTTTCCATGATAGGATCGTAGTTACCTTCGTCGTCCCAGCGTGGATATTCCTTATCATAGGCAAATGGCCCTTTGATAATACCTGTACCAAACAATGCACACTCAAATGCAGCAGATCGTAGATGCTTATCGGCGTTGGTTTCTTCCAACTGGTCGTGCATCTTCTTTTCCATCAGTTGTGCAGCACGTTTTGCTGGTTCATACGTGATAGAACCTGGATTTGTACCCGCACCTGCCTCTAAATCATCTTTAATAGGCTCTAGCTTGTCTTGGTATAGCCCTAAGTCCCGTGCAATCTCTGGACGGACGATATTTCGTGGTACTTTGTAGTCTACTTGCGTCTTTTCTTTAACTTTTTCATCTGTAAGAGCATTTGGGTCAAAATGTACGCTATCAGCCACATTATTTGGGTATCTACGGGCTTCCATGCCAATGGGAAACTTAGATCCTGCAAACAAAACGTCTGTCATCTGTGCATATGCAGCTAAAACCTTAGTCTTGGTGATTTTAACGAATGCCTGTGACTTCTCAGTGTCAGTAAACTGTACTTCTGGGCCATAAATGCCTCGATAATTGCGATAAGAGGACAACCAACGGGTTTCATCTTGCAATCTGTGGTCTTTTGATCGTCTAAATTGATCAGAAACGTACTCGGATAGCCTAGAATACTCTAAGTTCTCTTGTTCAACATCTCCGCTTTCATCCAAAGATACTACATTGGTAGATTCCATGCTATCTTCAGGGTTCGTATCAGTAGGTTTATCCATTAATGCCATATTTTAGTATCCAAATGTTGAATCTGATGGTTTGTAGTTTCTTTCGGGTACGCCTCTACCCATATCGAATGGTGAAAGAGATCTAGGTCTGCTCATTAAGCCGTAACGTAATGAGTCATACGTGTGATCTGAGGCATAGCGTTGATCTATATCGTCTGAGCCTTTGGGGCAGGATGGTATGACAGGTAAATCTGCTATGATTTGTCTACATGTGTTAAAGAAAACGATACCAGGATGTCCTGTATCTTCGTCTACCTTCAATCTTTCATGCAGTTGGTTCTTACCTGCTACTCTAGCACCTGCGGTACGATCACTTGGTCGCCATCTGCAACCCATTGTAATCATTTCTTCTGCAATACTTGGGCCTATCTGCCCTCGGTTATGCCAACAGGAGCTATCAAGTATACCAAACTTAATACTGTCACCCATTTCTGCATCTAAAACAGCACGACCTAAGTCTTTGCCTGTATGTTTAGATAGGTATAGCTCTCGATAGACAATCAAGGTTTCGAATGCAGGATCAATTGCGTACCAGTGAACTGCACTCCACGAACTATATCCGTAATCCGCTGATCTAAACCGTACCCAGTTGTGTGGTATATCAAATGGTTCTACTACATGTACGGATTGTCTAAATTCAGGAAACGCTGCACCGTCTGCAACTGCCCAATCACCTTCTAAAAGCTGTCTGCGCTGGTTCTCTGGTAGAGACAAAAGGTTAGCTTCGTATTGCCCACCTTCCATAAGATATGGGTTGTCTGTGAGAGATGCAGGAATAAACCTACGGCTAAATAATGGCTGCCCTGCTTTTGCATGTCCTTCTGGATATTCTAAAGGTTCACCACTGTTTAAATCTGTAGCAACAAATGCTTGGTTTGCAGGGGCAGGATCAATAAACATCCTCTTAACCCAACCATGCCCAGCGCCTCCAGGGTTTGTAGTTGCCCTCATAAATATAGGAAGGTCTGGATCAGTCGTTCTCAAACGTGAGCGCATATAATCCCAAGCAAATGGTGTTGGGTGCTGCGTTAACTCGTCAAAGGCAATGTAACTAAAAGCCAAACCTTGATAACGTCTAACATCATCTTCACGTTCTAGGTAGGTTAACCAAAGCTTTGCACCACTAGGTAATGTCCATTGTGATTTCTTCTCTGCCCACTTAGCTCCTGGAAATGCTTTAGGATATAGCTCCTGTGATTTCCAAATTAATTCTCTAAGTTCGTCATTAGTACGACGAAGTATCAACCCATTAAAGTTAGGGTTATGGAAGTACCGCATTGGGTCAGCTAGTAATCCAAATGACTTACCGCCACCTGCTGCACCGCCATATAGTACTTCTTGTTCAGACGCTGCAAGGAACTCTGTCTGTGGCCCAGGATTAGGTGCAAACACCACTTCCCTTTGTACTTCTTCCTTTTCATAAGCTGCGAAATCTAATGTATCACTAATCTCGTTTTTAGGCTCATGTGCAGCTAACTTCTTAGTCATTAAAGTCTGGATACGTTTAGCATCCGATCTTTTACGCTTTACCGCAGCTATTGCTTTTTCTTTTCTAGTTTTAGGCTTACGCTTCTTGTTAGCCTTATCTAGTGCAGCAATACGAGGACTGTCTGGTCTATTCGCTCTCCATACAAGTAATACACCTTGGTGTGATATCTTGCGCTGGGCTTTATCTGTTAGCCACTCAGCTACCTTACGAGTACTGTAACCATTATCAAGATAATCCATAGCCTCTTCAATAAGAGGTACTAAGGTTTCATCAGGTTCTATTACAAGCGGATCATCTTCGTTAGCTTTATAGCCATACTGTATCCGTGCAGTAGCATTTGGTCTGGTCTTGTTAGCCCACGTCATCAACGGCCTTTGGTGGCAGGATGAATACGCCACCGCCTTTATTGGTGACTTCTACTTGTTCTTTCTTAACCAAGCCAGTTCGATCTAATATCTCACGAGCCGCAGCTATAGAATTACGTGCGCCCATCGCACTAGGATCATCTAATACATCAACAATACCAAAAGCGGCTTTAGGAGCATTCATTGCAAGCATTTCACTTGCAGCTTTAATGATCTCTTTGTTTAGACTTCTAACCACTTCACTAATCTTAGTGGTCTTAGCATATCCTGCTATATCCATAGCTGTACGGATGTTGCCTTTAGCTTCACCCATTAAAGCATCTAAGAATAAGAGTTGCTTATCAGTATATACTTTAGCTTCATCCATCATTTCTTTTTAGCCTTTTTCTTTTTAGGCCACCCAGCTTTCATATCCGCATAAGCTTTTGGGCTAACGGTAGACTTTTTCTTGCTACGGCTAGTTCCTGCTTTTTTACGGGCGTTCATGTTTTTAACTAAGGACATGTTATTCTTTCTTATTTTCTACTTGTTGTATTCTTTCGCCAATCCATTTCATCACTGGAACAGCCATTGAATTTCCCATCGCCTTGTATCGATGTCCATTGGGGCATTCTTCTGCTTCTTTGCCCCGCCAAGATATTTGCGTATAATCGTCAGGAAAACCCTGTAATCTCTCACATTCTCTTGGTGTCATTCGTCTTACTGTTGGACTATCAGTAGCTACTAAATCTGTTGCGTCTTTATGATCCCTAGCTTTAATTGTGCTTGCAGTTTCATCTTGTATGTAATCACCAAATCCACGCATTCTAGAAGCTACAACTGCATGAACATCTGTGGCAGTCTGGCAGGGGGATAACTCTACAAAGGGTTCTACCTGATTGCCGCCATTCTCTGGCTTTCTACCAATCCAATTACCAGGAAGTGCATATGTTACTGCTTGTACACCTTTATAGTCAGTAGAGGTTAAAGTTGATGCAACGTCTTTACCTAAAGTTAGAGCAAGGGATCGTGGTGCAATTGTAATAGCCTGCGGCTCTTTATAATCACTTGCCATAAGTGTGAGTGCAACATCATCAGCAGTATTAAGTGATACTTGCTTTGAAGCAAAGGCAGTAGTAACTAAAGCATCTGCTTCTACTCTGGCATTTCCTGTGCGACTGTACGGAGCGCCTGTGCCAACTGTTGGGGCAACTCTTTGCCTCGTTTCTCTGCTCGGCGCAGGATGCCCTGACAAGCTTTCGGACTCAAATAAAACACTTGCGGCACTTCGCCAATCTCCAAGACATCCGATAACGAACACACGTCTGCGTCTTTGTGGAACTCCGAAGTATTGAGCGTCCAACACTCTGTAGGCGAACCCATACCCGATTTTCCCCATCGCTGTGAGGAAGGTTGCAAAATCTCGTCCTCGGTTAGATGACAGGACGCCAGGGACATTTTCCCAAACAAGCCACTTGGGTTTAAGTTGTTCAGCCATGCTAAGATAGGTGAGCATGAGGTTGCCTCTTGGGTCCTTGAGGCCACTTCTAAGTCCTGCGACTGAGAAGGACTGACATGGTGTCCCTCCAACGAGAAGGTCAATTGATTCATTTTTAGGCCATTCCTTAAATTTAGTCATGTCCCCATAGTTAGGTACGTCAGGGTAATGATGTTCCAAAACAGCACTTGGAAATTTATCTACTTCACTGAACCACTGAGGCTTCCAACCTAAATCGTGCCAAGCAACCGTTGCTGCCTCTACACCTGAACAAACTGATCCGTATTTTAAATTCTTCATATTAGTACTGCCACTTTATTATGTATTAACTAAGTGGCATAACTAAAGTATTGAGTCAATAAATATCACCAGTTCTTGCATGACCAGTATCTTGCGGTCAGCTTTGATTTTGCTGTGGAGCATTTATGCCTAGCCCTGAAAGACTTACGCCGTGCAGGGTTAGACTTTTTAATTCGCATGTTGGAATCGCCATAGCGGATGATCTTTTCAGTTCCATCCTCACAGGCTTTAACAACAAACTTCTTTGGGCCATCAGGAGTTCGACGAGGCTTATTACAAGCCATCTTATCCTTATTGATTTTACCCATTACTTTTTCTTAACAGCCATACCACCGTGACCATACTTAGGCTTTTTAACAGCCATGCCGCCCATCATCATCTTAGGTTTTGATTTCTGTGTGGCAGGAACAGATGCTCCGCAATTAGCTTTCTTCGTCTTCATGGGTAATTTCCCTATCAATAAATGGATTAGGATCTTCTACTTTAGTAGCGGCTTCTTCAAACTCGAAGTATTCAGAATAACCTCTAAATATTAGATCTCTGTTTTGAGCTTGTGCTTTAGAGATAAGACCTTCTTGAAGCAGGGCTTGTACTACTTGATCAAGAGATAACTCCTGACCAGTACGTTCTCTAATAGCTGCACGAATGTATATGAGATTTATCATGAGGGCTTTCTTTACCCTGATACATATATTGTACCATCAGGAGCGGGTTTAGGTCAACCACTTTATTAGGTGGCATTATTAGGATTGACTTTTTCGCCAAACAGTGTATAATTAAGTAACACGCCCCAGCCTATAACTACTACTTATATAGCTTTCGGTATAGGTCGCCTCTGTTAATACCCATGTCCTTTAATTGACGATCAGTCATGTTATGTAAGATCCAATGGTTAGCTCGTCTTTCTTGACTACGCTCTATTGTTTTCCAGATACCATTAAGACCATTAAATAAATGTTTCATTGCAAACTCTCCTTAATATGTGTTGCTAAGTATATTATAGCACCACTGAACTAAGGGGAGTTTTGTTATTTAGTAATACCCGATATGCAGCCGATGGCTTCTGATACAGGCAACTTAAACCATTCACCTCTACGATCCTGAGATATAGCCGCAAGCTTTTGGTGAGCTATAGATTCATCTTCCCTACGATTGGTAGAAGCAAATGAATACTCAACTACATAATCCCTAAACGGACTACTGGTCTGGTAATTACAACATCTATCTGCTGCATCGATAGCCATACCAACCTTTACCCACTCAGGCCAAGCAGGATTAGATATTATATAAACATGCCCTGCCTTAACCTGGTTATACTGTCTAAGTGCAGTCTGGTGTATGCTTAAAGCTAAACGCTTTAGGCGATTGCGTTTCCCCTTCTTGGAATCACAAACACGGCATATATAATTATTCTTACGGACGTTACCAATAGACCAGTTAATATTATCTAAAAGCACATCACAATGATTGCAGCACTTATTCATCTACAATATTAAACAGATCATCTACAGCATCTACGCTGTTCTCAATACGCCCTGCCGAAGCTCTAAGCATCTCAGCCATACGGCTAAACTCATGTGCAATCGTATACAGGCGCTGATAGCCATCAATGTTGCCATAGAAATCACATAGATCCTCAACAACACCTTCAAGGTCTACCTTAACTTCGGTAGCCTCATCTTCTTCTCCTGCGTACAGGAAGGTAACAATAGAACTAACACCATCAGCATCTACTACAAAATCATGATCTACGTGTATGGGAAATGTGATGGAGGTATCTGAGCCATATCCACTCATAATATTCTCTCTAAAAGAAACAGCCTAAATAAATAGCCTGTACCTTACCATAACTAAGTGGCACTACTAAGTCAAGCTATTTACAACATCCTGATCAAATAAACCCTGTACCCACACGATGTTGACATAACCACAACATACAATCCTGCTGCTCCCAAGCATGGCCTACTTTACTGTTCCATTTTCCCAATCTCTGGTTGTGTTTGTATACGGTACGGGTATACCCCCCCATGGCACATGCCCCCTCTAAGCTATTGATATTGTTATATAATATATATGTATACTATTAGGCCACAACTTAAAAGATATAGGGCTTTAAGCTTTAATTGCCTGTATAATATAAGGATTAATTAAAAAAGTTTTTGTAAAAAGTTAATGTTTTGAAAGCTTACCAGGCTTTTATCGATAAAAAATTATTATCTCAAAGCTAATGACGAATCACACAAGCAAGGGCGGAGGTTCATTGCGTGCATGAACTGGTAAGCTTTCAGCTGCATGAAAACAAACGCCCTTGCTAACGGCTATATAAGCCACACACAAAGCCATTAGTTAAGGCTTGCTTGTATACCTAGCTAAAAGATATTTAAGGGCGTGTATGGCTTTTAATAGTTATCAATAGGCATAAAAAAAGCCTTACCAAATGAATGATAAGGCTTTCAAAGCTTTATGTTTGTTTTAGTTATTCGTTATTATTTACATAGTTAATTACTTCCTGAAAATCATTTGTAGAAAGTAATGTAATGTCATTGCTAATTACACCATTATAATTATCAGCATATTCTATTGTGAATCTAGACATTAAATTATCATCTGTTACATCAACACCATCAACAATTTTTCTTTCTTCTGAAATATATAAATCTTTACCAAATATATTTTTAGTGTTTTGTATACGCTGATGTAAATCGTGGCTATCAATCCAAATATGATAACCATTGAATTGATAACTAGGTAATTCATCATGATGAAAGCTTGTGCATTCCCAATTATCAGGAATATCTAAATCAGTTATATATGTATCCCAATTCATTTGCCTGACTCCTTTATTTGCTTTTCAATCTTTTCTTTTATTGCTTTTACTTGATCAATTGTAAGCATATTAGCAAATTGTTCTGAAAGATTAATAGCACGCTTTTCTTGTTCTTTGCTTGGTGCAAGAATTGCTAGGCATAAAGCATTTTCAAAAGCTTTTGATATTGTCATATCTTTTTGATTAAAATCTATATTTTCAAGTTTCATTTGGTCAGTTCCTTTTGTGTTTAATTAATTAATAGTTCAATAAATAGTGAAGCATATATGATTCCGAATAGGCAAAGACATGCTATAAAATCGGCAATGAATTCTTTAATCATTTGCTTTTCTTTCTATTTCCAATTCATGAATCCGCATTTCATCTTGAACTCTTTTTCTTGCCGCACTTATTAACCTTTGTTCAAAGGCTTCATAATATTCAGGATTTCTTAATCGTTTATCATTGCGATAAGCGAAAACAAAAACCGCAAGAATAGTTGTAATAAGTAACAAGCAAATAATTAATAATAGTGTTTGCATATTCCAGACTCCGTTTTGTGTTTAAGTTAAGGGCAAAGCTTGCGCCCTTAACAATAATTAATGTATTTTTGGTATTTAGTAAAGCCACTCTATTAAATGGCTTAAAAGGTTTGGTCTATTATCCAAAGCCAAACAACAACAAAGCCTACAAAGGCATACAAATAAAGCATTAGGCAACCGCCCTTAATGCTGTTTCAGGATTGTCTATTATAAACGGACTCTTGCTTGCTTGTATTGCTTTGCCGCCCTTTAACTTTAAGCCAACAACAACTTTACCTGAATATAAGTTTACTAAGTCTGATTTATCGCCATCAATCACAATTCTATTTAAGTATGTGGAAGGCATACCACCACGAAAAACAACAGTTATAGGAAAATCTGTTTCCATTGCTTGCTTAACTTGTGGCTGATACTTTTCAGCGGCGCTATATGAAAACATAAGTTTATAATTATCAGGCGTTTTTCCTAATCGTCTTGCTACCTTAGTATAGTCATAGAATAATGAATTTTTGAATAGTTGTGGAATTGCGTATTTTTCCCAAGCAATGTCAGAAATTGTATTTAAACGAAAAGCGGCTAACTTACCTTTTCTTTCACACTTCAATTCAAAAGCGGCTATTTCTTTTTTTAATTGTTCAAGAAATATTTCTTTATCTGAATGCCATAAATCCGTTTTGCTTTGTCTTGCTTTTGCTACTGAATGCATTTGACCACGTCCTGAACTTACAAGACATTCATGAACACAATTAGCCATGTATTGTTGTGGACATATTACAAGGTCAGGCATTAACGACAAACTGGCAATATTATATTCAGTTCCGTTTTGAGTTTTCATTATTTTAGTGTTGGATGCATTTGTATTTAATAGTTTCATTTGGTCAGTTCCTTTTGTTTTGTGTTTAGTATCGACCAGGCTTTTTTTTTGTATTGGTTAGATACAAGCCTGATCAATGCCACTTTATTAAGCTGCATGAAAATTTTTAACAAGATTATTTTTTTTCAATAATTATTTTTTATATTATTTTTAGTTGCTACCTGGTCTAGGTATTGTTATGTATGTACTCAGTCTCATCCAGATACCTTATGTATTATCCGTGTATAATGATTTGACGTGCGAGTAGTTTTAATTTTTTAAAAGGAGGCATAATGATCATCAACAAAATACAGGCAAGAGAGTTAGGCGAAGCTATCATTGACGCAGCAGAGGCTGTAGAAGTTAGAAAGCAAGACCAACACATTGTTATGGTAGGCGAGAAAGCAGTAGCTATACCATACCATCCTGCCTATGCAGATGAGTACGAATCAATCGCTATTATTAAGTATTGACGTGCGAGTAGTTTTCCAAAAAAGAACCCCCCGATACCGAAATACCGAGGGGCTTAGACTAGGAAGGGTAGCCGAGGGAGAAAGACTACACTTGAAGTATAGCAAAGCCACCTAATAAAGCAAGTATTATTTCATGTATTGACATTACTAATGCCACCTAATAGCTTCATGTAAGTTATGAGGCCATGGGAGCTAGTTATGTCAAAGATGAAATACATTTATACACGCACAGTTAAGAACGGCAGCACAAAGTGGGTGGTTAGTCCACCTGCATATGTTAAAGCAGCAGTGCAAGCACAATATATGGTGTTTACCAATCAAGCTGATGCAACAGAGTATTCCCTGAACATTCAGGATGCATACAACTCTCACCGAAGAGGTATCAAACATAAGAAATACCTTGAGAAGGATACAGTTGAGGCATTAATTGATAACTATAAGGGTAGTAAAGAGTGGTCTGAGTTAAGTCAGAACTCAAAGCGTACTTACAATCAGTTACTGGGATGTATGACGGGTGTTAGAGTAGGTGAATCCCGTAAAGCTTTTCAGAACATGCGTATTTTAAATATAAATAGAACTTACGCTAATAATTTACATCAACAACTACATAAAGATGTAAGCAGACATCGTGCAAACCACACTTGTAAAGTTCTTCGTCGCATCTGGTCGGTAGGTGAACTTGCAGAGATAGTTAAAACCAATCCATTTCGCAACATGGGGCTGAAGAAGACAAAGCAACGTGAAGTAATGTGGACACCTGAACAGGTTCAACAGTTTATGGAAACAGCAGATAACATGGGGTTACCTAGCATGGGTACAATGGCTCTTATGTGTTACGATCTCTGCCAACGACCAGGTGATATGCGCCAAATGACGTGGGATAAATATAAATCTCAACGGTTCTCGTTTGTACAAGAGAAGAATAAATCCGTGGTAGATATCCCTGCATCACCACGCCTTATAGAGCGACTTAGATCAGCCGCTGTTAGTAATCAGCACGATAATATTGTGTATTATGAAACCACAGGCAAAACCTATGATCGTAGGCACTACAACAAAGTGTTCTGTCGTGTACGTGATGCTGCCAATCTCCCTTCCCATCTGCAAATGCGTGATTTACGCCGTACTGGAGCTACAGAGATGGCTGAAGCAGGATGCACCAATACTGAATTACGATCAGTTACAGGACACAAGAGTGTCGATGTTCTGGCAATATATGTACGACCAACAGTCAAGCTTGCGGCAGCAGGTATCAACAAAAGATTTGGATAAATAATGATTAAAGCAACACTACTAGACTACATGGGTTCAGACTTATCAATTGTGAACGCAGCACGAGTATCCTTCGGCAACAAGCACGAAGTATTCAACCAGAAGAAAGATGCAAAGCTAATTAAGTTCTTAGCTAAACATAAACACACTTCACCATTTGGGCATGTGTTTGCTTCATTCCATGTATCAGCACCTGTGTTTGTAGCACGTCAGCTTGTTAAGCATAAGTTCTTGCGCTGGAATGAAATCTCCAGACGTTATGTATCCAACAAACCTAAACTGTACGAGCCTACAACATGGCGTGGGAAGGCTCACGATAAGAAGCAAGGATCTTCTGATAGCGTTGTGATCGAGGGTGTTGAGATAAGAGCTACACAAGCTTACGACATATCTCTGTATGAACACCTATTGGAAATGGGAATCTGTGAAGAGCAAGCACGCATGGTTTTACCACACAACCTAATGACCGAGTGGCATTGGTCTGGTAGTTTAGATGCCTTTGCAGATATGTGCATCTTGCGCTGTAATAAAGATACTCAAAACGAAACGAGGATCATTGCAGATGATATTAGCAGCATCATGGATAAGTTATATCCTGTGTCTTGGGACGCATTGATGCCACAAATTAAGTAAAAATAATTGCAGTTTTCACCAAAAACAAAAACATTTATTATCTTTACATTTTTTGAGAAAAAAAATCCAACAATATCAGATAGTTGGTTGCGGGAGTAGGATTTGAACCTACGACCTTCAGGTTCTGTGTTTATTCAATGATTTCAATAGGTTATAAATTTAAAATGTAACTGTTCCCATAACTCTGCCACTTAATAAAGTGGTTGACTTATTCACAAACCACTGTAGCCTACGGCAAGCCCGTCTGGGGTTGTATATACCAAGAGTTAATTAAATGACTAATTACCGTGATCAAATTGAATATGTTAAATCAATCATACTAAGAGAAGGTGATCGGCATACAGCCGATTGCCCTTTCTGTGGCGGTAAGAACAAATTCACATTAGATAAGTTTGATGGGAAATTAATCTGGAACTGTTACCGAGCATCCTGCGGTGTTAAAGGTGCATACTCTGGCAAAAGAGATATCAATGCAGCTAAATCCTATCTTCAAGGTAATGCCACCCAGCGCTTCAAAGCTAAATATAAAGAAATACCAACCTTAACTACACGAGTTACCAACCATGAACCTGCTGTAAGCTACTTGAAGCATGTTAACAGCTATGACGCTTACCTACGAGGGGATATAAAGATTAAGTACGCTCCTAAAGAAGACCGTGTACTGTTCTATAACTCTGAAGGAACAGGTGCTGTAGGTAGATCCTTACGCCCTGTTAGAGCCAAGTGGTGGAGCTATGGTGATCTATCAGAAGGTATACATGTAGGTACTGGTAAACATGCTGTGCTTGTAGAAGATGTTGCATCAGCTTGTAGCGTATCTAACTGTGTCAATATGACCGCAGTAGCGCTACTAGGTACAAACATTACTAAAAGTATAGCTAAAACACTTAATAAGTACGAAAGAATCACATTAGTTCTTGACAATGACGCATCTCTTAAAGCAATATCCCTAGCAAGAAAACTAAATATGCATTGTAATGTAAGATTTACGAAACTTGATTTAAAATATCTTACTACACAAGCAATTGAACATTTAGTTATGTAGAAAGCAAACGACTATACGTTTTGCAGAGAGGGAAGCAATGGTACAAACAAGTATTTTCTATTGGAATTATATTAGGAACAAGGTCATAGGTAGACATAATAGAAACCGTATCAGGGAATATTATTATTCTGACAGAGTCCCTGATGCTATTTGTCATTTGCACATACGTCCTGTCTCGTCGTGGTGCAACACCACACTAGCTCCACCAACTATCCTGTTGAAATAAATTTTAAATCAAACTACATGCGTACAAATAGGTGCATGTAATAATTTTACATAATTATTTTTATAGGAGATCGACATGAAGTGTCGTGGAATAGTAGTTATAGACTACGATATAGACGGTGGCTTTTTAGAAGCTGCGGAAGAACAAAAGAAATTAGAAGATGCGATTGCATCTATCGTAAAAGGCAATAAGCGAGTTGTCTTCCATCAGGTGGATATGAAAGAGCGTCGAGGTGAACAATCACCAGATATTAAGAACATGAAATTTAGGAACAGCTAACTTACTGTTCTAAAACAATAAACAAAGAAAAATGCCCTGGTCGAAAGATTGGGGCTTTTTTTATTTCTACTAATGGTTATTACTAGGGGCATAATAAAATGTCACATGGAAGGGCAGAGCAGTGGAAATACAATTAATAAAGACGTTACTGAGTAATGACACTTACTTAAACACAAAGCATAGATTACGCCAATCAATATTCTCAGATGAACTTGCACAGATTTACACTTTACTGGGTAAAGCTCATACTAAATACGAAACAGATATTAAGCCTGACGATCTGTATTCTCTTTGGTTAACAGAGAACCCTGTAGCAACAACCGCAGAGATAAATGACTTCAGGGATCTTGTTGATCAGTTAAAGTATGCAGATAAAATCACAGATACTATAGCTACAGATGTAATCGAAAGCTTATGGCGTAGAGAAATCGGTAGAGACATAGCCAACCTCGGTATCAATATGTCCGAAGGCGATACAACAGCGATGGGCAACCTTATATCCCTGCTTGAGCGTACCAAAGATTCGTACATGCCTGATGATTTCGGTGAGCCAACCACAGATGATATATACGAGCTTTTGGCTGAAACCTCTAATGATAATAGGTGGCAGTTCAACATAGAAACTCTTAGCCGCAATGTGTATGGTATCGGCCCAGCGGAATTTGGAATTATCTTTGCACGACCCGAAACAGGTAAGTCTGCATTAGCTGTAAGCTTTTGTGCAGCACCTGGTGGTTTTGCTCAACAAGGCGCAAAGATATTATATCTTGGTAATGAAGAGAAAACCACACGCACTAAGCTAAGAGCTATCCAAGCTTGTTCTGGTATGACCCGTGAGCAAATAGCAGACAATCCTGATCTAGCCATGAGCAAATACCTATCGATCCAAGACAGAATAGTCATGAAGGATGTTCAGGAGTGGGATTTAGATACAATCAATGGATACTGTGAAAAGATCAAACCAGATGTAATAGTAATAGACCAGGCAGATAAAATTAATATCTCTGGCAATTACAATGCTTCTCATGAACGCATTAGAGAGTTGTATCGAAGCTTACGTGAGTTAGCTAAGAGACATGACTGTGCATTGTTAGGTATCAGCCAAGCAAGTGCTGACGCAGAAGGTCGTACTCGTATAGATTTCTCGATGCTTGAAGGATCAAAGACAGGTAAAGCAGCCGAAGCTGATCTTATCATTGGTGTAGGTAAGCATAGTGCTGCTGAAGACGATAATCCTGACCACACAAGGTTTATAAACATAAGCAAGAATAAGCTAAGTGGTTATCACGGCTGCGTCATTTGCAATATCGAGCCTGAAGTAAGCAGGTACGTGGTATGAGCAACACTGGAAAAATAATATCCTGGTGGTCAGCGGGTGTAACATCTGCCGTAGCCTGTAAATTAGCAATTGATGAATTTGGTGACAGAGTAACTCCCATGTACTTTGCTATAGATAGCAGCCACCCAGATAATGATAGGTTCAAAAAACAATGTGAAGAATGGTATGGTGTAGATATTGAAGTTCGAAGGTCAGAAAAATACTTAGATCAATATGATGTCATTGAAAAAACAAAATATGTTAATGGGCCTTCTGGGGCAAGGTGTACGCTAGAATTAAAGAAAAAAGTAAGAATGCAGGTAGAGAAAGAGTGTTCTTATGATGGTCAGGTCTTTGGCTTTGAATACTCTAAGAAAGAAATAAACAGAGCATTACGCTTTAAAGAACAGTACCCCTCTGCTAAACCTCTTTTCCCTTTAATTGAAAAGAAAATTACAAAACCTGAAACTTTATATTTATTAGAACAGGCAGGTATACCTCGTCCTGAAATGTATAATTTAGGATATAAGAATAATAATTGTATTGGTTGTGTAAAAGGCGGCACGGGATATTGGAATAAAATACGCATAGATTTTCCAGATCATTTCAATCGGATGGCTGAATTAGAACGTAAGATTGGTAGAAGTTGTATAAAAAGTGATTTCTTAGACGAATTAGATCCAAATAAAGGACACAAACAAAAGATAGTTATGCCTGATTGTGGTAACTTCTGTGACATTGAATTTTCAGAACTAGAACACCCACAACTAGAACTTTTTACTAACTACCCTGAATTATTGAGGGGAGATAAGTAATGGGAAAACGATCAAACTTTGAAAGAAATCCAAGAGATTATTATAGAACACCTCGTGAGGCTGTATTTCCTATATGGCCTTACCTGCAAGATCACCAGACCTTCTGTGAACCTTGTGCAGGAGATGGTGCATTAATCAGATCACTACAAGAGATTGGACTTACCTGTTCAAGTGCGTGGGACATTGAGCCACAATCTAATGGTATTGATATCCAAGATGCCTGTGATCTTAAAGAAGAGCATTTATACGATGCTGATCTAATCATTACAAACCCACCGTGGGAGCGGAAGCTTCTGCATCCTATGATAGAACGGTTCTCAGACCTCAGACCTACTTGGCTGCTGTTTGATGCTGATTGGATACACACCAAGCAATCCATTCCATTCATGCCTCGCCTTAGAAAGATCGTAAGCGTTGGTCGTGTGAAATGGTTCGACAAAACCGCAGGTAAAGATAACGCATGTTGGTATTTGTTTGACCGCCACGACGAAACTTATGCAACGAGATTCTATGGGAGAACGTAATGAACATATTAGTATTGGATTTAGAAACAACCGTTCAGAAGATAGGTGGAAAGACGGACAACAGCCCGTACCATCCTGATAATAAATGTGTGAGTTCTCATACTTCTCGTGTCGAGCTAGAAGGCATGTCCAAGGTAAAAAACCTGGTCTTTCATCATAATGAAAAAGATGTTTCTGATAGCCCAGCGCCGCTACAAGACGAACTCAATTGGGCTACACTTTTGGTATGCCAGAACGCTAAGTTTGATGTTACCTGGTTATTAGAAATGGGCTTTGATATCCCTGACCAGGTCTATTGCACTATGATAGGTGAATACATCCTATCTAAAGGGCAGAAGCGTCCATTGTCGCTAAAGGCAATAGCTGAACGCAGAGATGTTACACGCAAGAAGTCTGATCTTGTAGATGATCTATTTAAAAGCGGTACTGGCTTTGAAGCTATGCCACTTGCTACTGTTATAGAATATGCAGAAGCTGACGTTATATCCTGTGGTGAAATCTATCTGGATCAACAGGACGAGTATGCAGCTAAAAGCAATAGATCATTAGCAGAGACAGTAAAGCTGATGAATGAAATGCTTTTATTTCTGGTTGAGATTGAAAGAAACGGCATAAAGATAGACCTAGATGTACTTGGGGATATTAAGAACCAGTTCCAACAAGAACAACAGGATCTTAACAAACGCTTAGAAGAAATAGTCGAAGAGGTTATGGGCGACACGCCTATTAACTTAGCGTCAGGTGCTGATATGACTAAGGTTGTATACAGTCGTGAAGTATTAGATCGCAATAACCATAAACAAGTATGGAACATAGGTGTTGGGCCGACAGGTAAACCATTATATCCACCACGAATGAACAAGAGTGAGTTTAGAAAAGCTGTTAGGGCAACGACTAAAATCATTCAACGTACTGATGTTATATGCTGCGATGCTTGCGATGGGCGTGGTCGTATACAAAAGTTTAAGCAAATCACTCGTACAAAGATGGGTAAGAAGTATCGTGTTCAAGGTGATCCATACAAAAATCTATCTAAATGCCCTGCTTGTGTAGGTGTTGGGGCTTTCTATAACCCTAATGGTATAACAGCAGGTCTAAAGCTTAATCCTGAATCACCGTCTGATGCTTCTATAAACGGATTTAAGACTGATAAAGTTACGATAGAAAGACTGATCTCTCAGGCTGAGAGTAAAGGCAACGAGATAGCTGTAGAGTTCTTAACAAAAAGTAGCAGATTAAACGCTGTTAATGTTTACCTCGATAGTTTTGTTAAAGGGTTTGAAACTTGGACACGATCAGATGGTATATTGCACACACAGTTTACTCAATGTGTTACAGCCACGGGTAGGTTATCCAGTACAGCACCCAACATGCAGAATGCTCCGAAGCGTGGTTTTCCTGTACGCAAGGCTGTTGTAAGTCGATTTGAAAACGGAACAGTTGTTGAAGCAGATTTTAGTTCTATTGAATTTGTTTTGGCAGGAGAATTGAGTAGAGATACCCAGATTATAGCTGATGTTATCAACGGCAAAGACTTACATAAACAGACCGCATCAATAATACATCAATGTAGTGAAGATAAAGTGACTAAGGATCTTCGCCAGGGGTCTAAAAAATTCAGTTTTAGCCCCATTTATGGTGGACGTGGGGTAGGAGAAGCTCCTCACGTACAAAACTATTTTAGTGAGTTCTTTAATATCTATCAGGGTTTAGGTGCTTATCATGAAAGGCTTGCAAAAGGTGTTTTAAAGAATGGCATTGTGCAAACACCTTCAGGTCGTCAGTTCTTTTGGCCTAACGTAAAAAGGTTAAAAGGTAATCGTACTACTTTCTATACGCAGATAGTTAATTACCCTGTGCAGTCTAGTGCAGCGGATTTAATGCTCCTATCTTGTGTACGTGCTTTCCGTAGGTTCAAAGAACTAAAACTGAAATCTCTTTTAGTCCTGACTGTACATGATTCCATAGTCTGTGACGTTTATCCTGGTGAATTAGAGCAAGTAAAAGAAGCTCTTATCTGGGCAATGGTTGGTGTGACTGAAGAAGCTGCCCAGCGCTGGGACTACACTTTCGCCCTACCCTTAGAAATTGAGATTTCTGGTGGAAAAAACTGGCTGGAACAAAACGAATACACTTGACTTGTGCCACCTAGTAATGCCATAATATAATACCACATAACAAAAAGGTTCTAACATGAACGAATTAACACAAATCGACAGCAGCGAATTAGCAGAATTGGCTGAAATATTAGGAACAGAAGTACCAACAGGAAGCAATAAATCTGCTTTGGTCAGAGTTCCTGAACTAAAAATTAATGCGAAGTCTCGTAATAAAATTACCAAGAAAGCCATACCTGAAGGTAGCTTTTACCTTACAGGCACAGACACTCCTGTTTACTCTGAAACAGTTAGCTTTCGACCATTGGCTTCACACGTCCAGTACTTCCATTGGGATGAAGTAGATGGCAAGCGTAAATTAGTTAACAAATCCCTTGCAGTTAAAAATCCATACAAAGATGAAGCCAGAGATTTACTTGGTGGAATTGCTTGCGGTATGCCTTCATGGGATGCACGTAAGGAAATGGAATACGATGAAGCCAAGAAGTGGCGGGCTATGCAACACCGTGTAATTCGTGGCGTTGTCTCCTACACAGGTAAAACTGAAGATGGTGTAGAAGTCACAGTAGAAAATGAACCATGCATCATGTTCCACAAGAACAGCAATTATGGCGGCTTCTATAATGAATTTATCAAGAAGTTACCTCAAGGTTCACAGATTTATAATTACGCTGCTGAACTTACTTCATCATACAATGAAAATGGCTCAGTAGTCTGGTATACTTTTGGGTACAAGCCTGACCTAAAAAATGAATTAGGTATGACTAAAGACGTACATGATACCATGTTAGTTTTTGCTGATGCCATCCGTGCTGAAAACAAGTATGTTGATGAACATTACTTTAAGTCAATCAAAGAAGGTTCAATTGATAGCGCAGCTATCGATGCACTCGGCGATTCATTAGACGCTGACTTTGAAGACGTAGCGTAATGGTAGATAGTAACGCTATAATAAAAGACATGAGCAATGACGTGTACCACTCTTCGGGTGGTATATCGTCATCCGCTGTGAAGACGGTATATAAAAAATCCTTAAAGCATTGGAAGGGTCAAAAGATTACCCAATCGGCTGCTTTTGCTATGGGTAATGCTGTTCATGCACACTTACTAGAGCCAGAACGTAATTTGGTTATCAAAGGCCCGAAAACAAAATCTAGTGCCGCCTTCAAAGACATGAAGGAAAAACTAACTGATGATCAGGTTCTGCTAACTGAAGTTGAGTTTAATGTTGCTAATCGTATTGCCCAGGGAGCATTAGAAAACCCTGTATGCGAAGCGGCATTAAAGCATCCAGATAGGATTAATGAGTGTAGTATATTCATAAAAGATCCAGTGTCCTCGTTACTTTTAAAGACCCGCCCAGATTTGTTGATTGAGTCTGAGCGCACTGTCTATGATGTTAAGACTACACAGGATGCAAGCCCTCGTGGCTTTTCATTTGAATGCAACAAGTATGCGTACCTGATACAGGCGGCTGTGTATGTTTATATCTGTAACTTAGTTGGATTAGACGTTAATAAGTTTGCCTTCATAGCCTGTGAAAAGTCTGCCCCATACGTCAGCCATATGCATTTTGTAAGCCCAGAAGCTTTGGAATGGGCAACTACAGAGATGCACAAAACACTCGCTGTAATTGCTGAAGCTGAAGACAAGCAAGATTATGGCACTGGGTGGGGTAATGTATCCATACTTGAGAAACCGAAATGGCTATAAGCCCACAGTCTGCAAAGGCAAAGGGGCGGCGCTTTCAGCAATGGGTACGTGATCGTCTGTATCAAACATTTCCCACCTTAGAGGATGGCGATGTGAGATCAACAAGCAGCGGCGCTGGTGGGGAAGATATTTTACTATCGCCATTAGGACGTAGATTATTTCCCTACTCAGTTGAATGCAAAAACAACAAAGCCAACGCAATTTATAAAGTTATGGATCAAGCCGTCAGTAACTGTCCAAAAGGCATCACACCACTCGGTATGGTCAAGGCTGATAAACGTAAACCATTAGCGGTGGTAGATGCAGATCACTTCTTCGAGCTAGTAAAGAAAAATAATGAAAAATAAAAGTATACCAGTTGATACTGTAGCTATCTGTGTATCGCTTTCTGAAGATGGCAGCACCCTAACACAAGTAATGGATAATTTTAGTAAGAGCTATCCTATCGTTGAAAAAGAATACTTACATCTACTGCTAAAGGGTTTGGAATTTATCATCCATACAAACCCTGACTTTGCAGCCACTGTAGGCAATCTCACAGAGCTATTAGAGAGCAAACAAGTAGAGTTCGAAGCCGACGATGAACTCAAGGATGCAATCTCTGATGCAAAGGTAGTTCCTATCAATAAAAATAGGATGAACTGATGTCTAACTACTTCAAAAAAACTCCATCTGTAGATGAAGATATTATAGGCACAGTAGACCGTAAGAAGGTGGCTTCTGATGGCCTCTCAACGTCCTATTACAGCCTCCCTAGCCACGCTACGGAGCTTCGTCATCTTATATCTCAAAAAAGCATGAGCAAGAGCCGTGGGGATATATTTAAGGCCTGTTACAGGTTGGGAGAAAAGGACGGAACAGACACTCTGTACGACCTGAATAAAATGAAATTTTTCATACAAGATTTAATCGAAATGCACGAGAGAGGCGAACACTTATGAAGATGCAAGACTACCAGGAACAAGCAGGTAAAACTGCAATATATAAAAAAGAAGATGCGGTTATATACCCAGTATTAGGACTTCTTTCAGAAGCAGGAGAAGTAGGCGGTAAAGTTAAGAAAATTATACGTGATCAAAATGGTAACTTTGAAGACGGAAACCGTACAGAAATTGTTGACGAGTTAGGTGACTGCCTTTGGTATATCCAATGCATCTGCACAGACCTTGATATTGGCCTGGAAGAAGTAGCCAAGCGAAATTTAGCAAAATTAAACAGCCGATTAGAACGTGGGGTTCTAGGCGGTTCGGGCGATAACAGATAATATAAAAAGGGAGCAGTTAATGCTAAGAAATGAATACGGGCCTAAATTACCTATCAGTGAGCAGATACATAAAGAAAAATATCGTAGTGAAGGAGAAACCTTCCACGAGGCAATGACAAGAGTTGCTGAAGCACTAAAAGATGATGAAATACACTTTGAGCAGTTTAGAAGTATCCTAGATAATCAAAGATTCCTACCAGCAGGTAGAGTACAGTCAGCGATGGGCGCACCTCGCACTGTTACTCCATACAACTGTTTCGTATCAGGCACTATTGAGGACAGTATGGAAGGAATTATGGACGCAGCAAAAGAAGCTGCTAAGACCATGCAACTTGGTGGTGGTATAGGATATGACTTCTCTACTCTAAGGCCGCATGGGGCGCTTATTAAGAGCCTAGATAGCCGTTCTAGTGGGCCGTTAAGCTTCATGGCTATATTCGATAGCGTCTGCCATACAATCGCTTCAGCAGGTCACAGGAGAGGCGCACAAATGGGCGTTTTAAGGGTCGATCATCCTGATATCGAGAAGTATATACGTGCTAAAAATAACTCCACTGATCTTACAGGTTTTAACATCTCAGTAGGTGTGACTGATGCCTTTATGGAAGCGGTTAAAACAAACAGTCAATTTGATTTGGTCTTTGAAGACCGTGTTTATTCTACAGTGAATGCTCGTGCATTATGGGATGATATCTTACGATCTACATGGGATTGGGCAGAACCAGGTATCCTGTTTATTGATCGTATTAATAGAAAAAACAATCTACATTACTGTGAAAACATCGTAGCCACCAATCCCTGCGGAGAGCAGCCTTTACCCCCTTATGGTGCATGTTTGTTGGGTTCTTTTAACCTAACTAAGTACGTTGTGCAGCACGATGGTAAGTATGTTTTCAACATGAATATGCTCAAGACAGATATACCATATGTAGTCAGGGCTATGGACAATGTTGTTGATAGAGCAACATATCCGTTACCGCAGCAAGAGAAGCAAGCAAAAGACACTCGACGCATGGGTCTTGGGGTAACTGGGGTTGCTAATGCTATTGAAGCGTTAGGCTTTGATTACGGATCAGATGAATTTATTCGTGTGTTTGAAGACATTATGGGTACTATTCGTGATATCTGCTATGAAACATCTGTTGAACTGGCAAAAGAGAAAGGTGCATTCCCGTTATTTAAGAAAGAATACTTGGATAGTGAATTTGCACAAACCTTACCTGCTAAGATTCGCAAGAGTATTGCAAAGCATGGCATTCGTAACTCACACCTATTGTCAGTAGCACCAACAGGTACAATCAGCCTGAGTGCAGACAACGTATCATCTGGTATTGAGCCAGTGTTCTCACACTTCTATGATCGTACAATCCAGACGTTTGATGGGCCAACTATAGAGCGTGTAGATGACTATGGGTATCGTGAGTTTGGTATTAAAGGTAAAACTGCGGATGAACTATCTGTGTTTGACCATGTACGTGTGCTTAATGTTGCATCTCGTTATGTAGACAGTGCCTGTTCCAAAACATGTAATGTTGGAGATGATGTTACTTGGGAGCAATTCAAGAAAGTCTATATGGATGCCTATGAAGGTGGTTCATCAGGATGTACGACATTCCGTGCATCAGGAAAACGCTACGGTATCTTAAATGCATCTGCATCCGAAGACGTTGTAGAAGACAAACCAACAGAAAAAGACAACTTCATTGAAGAAGGTGGGGCTTGTTACTTTGACCCTGCTACTGGTCTTAGGAAGTGTGAATAAATATGAAAACCCCTTTTGATCAAGGTTACTTAGCCTTCTTTGAAGGGGATTTTGTATGCAAATACAGGCCTCGATCTCATTACAATTTAGAATGGCATCGGGGCTTTAACAAAGCTTATTTTTATAACAGGAAAACATATGTACAAAGTATTCCAATCGAAAGACTTCAACAAGTACGATGAAGCAGCACGTTCCCAGGCTAAATCATTCTGGAGTAGCCAAGGGTATACATGCACTGATCATGAAAACGAGTATGATGTAGATCTTGTTGTAGAAAAAGCTGTATTTATTCAAACAATGCAATAAAAAACGCCCTCAAGTGCTTGACCTGAAGGCGTAAATTATATAAAAAAATCTAGAAGCTGAACCTTGGTCGGTTCTGTTTTGTGTTTAAGCCCCTGGACTTCGGTTCGGGGGTTTTTTATTGCATACTAAAAAGTTCTAACATGTCACGATCCATAGTGCTGTTTTCTTCCTTACCGAAAGCATCTTCCTCTATAACACGTATCTCATATCTACTACCTGCTGCGGTAGCACTTACAGCTTCTAAGGCTAATTTATTAGCAACTTTTCTAACAGTTGTACCTTGTCCTTTTGCTAATTCTCTTAGTAGTTCTTCGAACTTAGCAGGTTGTGAAACGATAACGGCTAATACATTAGATGCTACTTCTTTCTGTAACTTTTCTGCTTCAGCTATAGGTACACTGGTAATTCTGCGTAGCATAGCGGCTGTGGGGTTCATGTAACCTGCTGTTAATAGAATGGCTGTAGATACCGCATCTCGTATGTCTTCGCTACGTGCTGCATTTACTATAGTATCTGATCCTGCCTGAGAAACTTTCAGACGGCTAGGTAGAGATGTCTGATACATCATGTTAACAACATCAGTAACAGCTTCTGCCATTGCACTGTCATTACCATATACCACATTAATAGACTTAAATAAGTTACTTGTATCATCTGCACTTAATTTACTAACTGCACCTATATTTATATTTTTACGTGCTTTTGTACCTGTCTTTAATGCAGTACCTGTAGCACCAAATATCTTTTCTCCTACCGTGTTCAACGCTACGGCTTGCAAAGCTTCTCTGGCTAACTTCTTTTGAGCATCATCAGGTAACAAATCAATCTTATTTACTAACTCTTGCATCCTGTTAGCAGAGTTTTTAGATGTCATAATTGATTGTATTACATCTTTAGCACTAGAAGTTACGGTACTTGCTCCCGTACCTGTAGCAGTGGTATCTATAAGTTGCTTTACCACACCTTCATGAGCTTGCTTAATACTAGCATCTAGCTCTTTAACTAATAAATCATTTGCGGCTTTAACATCCCCAAGACCTGAGTGTGCTGCGCTAACCTGATCAAAAGCCTTCTGCACACGATTTAATAGGTCTTGATCACCTAATCTCTGTAACTGCTCCCGTACAGGAGCGAATGCATTGAACAGTACTTTCTCAGGATCTCCTCCTCCAGCACCAGATGCTAGTACATCTCTAAGACTGTTTGCTGCTTTTGCTACAAACATATCACGGAAAGACCCTTTTAATTCTTCGGGATTAACTATGTCTTTTGCTGCAAAGATAAGACCGTCCATTAACGTACCTGTTTCATCAGCAATTACTTCATTAACAAACTGACTTCCTGCAAGCACTACATCGTCTTGGTTTCTTTGTCCTGGCCCAGGATAATTAGCATCCTCATAATCAAACTTACGCATTTCTTGAAATGTATCAGTTAAACGCCGCATAGGCTCAGACCTAGCAAACTGTGCTTTAGCTAAAATATACTTATCATCAGCGGCTTTGTAGGCATCGGCTATCGCTGGATTATCTACAGTTCTAAGGACATATTCCATTTGTCCGTTTTTGTTATCTGTTATATGGTTTCTAAAAGAAATTAGCTTTTGTTGTACTGACGGCTGATCACTGTAAGCATCTATAACTCGTGCTAATCTTGCTTTTAAGGTATACAAATCTTTAAAGTTTAAACCTTCTCCAATGTTTTCCATTACATCATCAACAGGACTATCAAATAGTTCATTGAGAGCGGCTTTAGTTCTGCCACCTGTATTATCTATTAGGTTAATGCTCTCTGTTACTTCTGCTAATTTAGAGTTGAATAAATCAACATCAATCGGTGCTTCTGGTAGATTTTTATATGCCAGATCAACTTCATCCATTACTGCAACAAACTCATCATAAACATCAGTACTAACTAATTCAGTTAATTTCTGACGCATCTCGTTGTTGGTATTGGTGAATAAATTATCAGTGCCTGTTAAATCACCTACAATGTCTTGCAACACAGGGTTGTCTATAATTACATCTGATTGGGCATTTAGTATTTCATCAGTCTGTGAATTAAGCTCATTCTTCTGTAGGTTTAAGGCGGCTACTTCATCATCAGCACTTTTTACAACTTGAGATGCAACCGATTGAGCTGCCCCATCCACATCTCCACCTATTTCTGCTGCTTCAGTTATAAACTCCCCTATTTGATTAGGTACACTATCAACAGTTGCAGCTACTCTTGAATCACTTAACTGGCTTCTAAACAAACCAATCATTGACGAAGACATACGAGCAGCTTCAGTATTTACTAACTCTTCGAATGCTTCCGCAGACATTGTATTTTTTAAACCTGCCCGTGTTTCTCTAATATATGCATCAGAAGACATCATGATAGCATTGGTAGTATCAGCGGTTATTTCACCTGTAACATCGCCCAGCGCAACTTTTATAATTCTATTATCATTTAGCTTGTCTGCCAGGGATGAAATTCTAAGCTTTAATTGTGCGGGTTTTAAATTAACAATATCAGGATCAAGGTATTTAAATACTTCTAATATAGTACCATCTTGTACTGCCTTTTTAAGAGCATTCTTATTAAGTGCTTGTTTACCTGCTGATACTTTACCATAGGCAAAACCAAAGCCTCTTCCTAATAGAGATAATGCACCATCCATTACACCATTAAGAGCTAAACCATCAATAAACATTGCTAAGTTTTTAGCATTTTGATCACTGATGTTTGGCAACAAATCATTAACAGCACTTGGTTTAACAAATAAACCCTCGTCACCCTCTCCTGACATAACCGTTTCAGATACAGCACCACCAAGGGCTACAGCAAGAGCAGTACCTTTTGTACCTACATCTCCTGACTTACCTGCGGTAGATGCATACTTTATAAGACCCCCGCCATATTTTAATACTTTAGTTACTGGTAATGTAGGAGCAGCTATAGATAGGATAGTAGACGCAATCTCTTCGCCTCCTGATAAATCCATATCTGGTCTGGATTCAGCAAACTTGCTTTTACCCATTATAGCGCCTTCAGTAATCAGACCTCCAAGTTCTTGGTATATATTTCTACCTGCCTGATCTATCACTCTTCTAAATCCAGAACTATCAAATTCAGGGTTTGGAATTAAAACCTTTTCATAATTATATTTTGTTACATTACCTTCTGCATCTTTTACAGGGATGTAGCGGTCATAAATTTGATTAACACCTTCTGTATAAAAGGCATCACTTTCGTATAAATCCTTGACTGCCGTAGAATATTTTTCAATCTCTACATTATAAGTATCTCGTGCAACTTGAGATTTCTTTTTTGGTGCGCCTTCTGGATTTACAGCATCATAAAACATTGCGCCAATGCTATCAAACACACTTAGATTTGGCTTTTCTAGCTTATTACCATCTTCAAGAGTTACTTCACCATATAAGTTATCATAAGTGAAAGAATCTCTCTTGTCCTTTTCAATAACAGGAGCTTTTACCTTAGATGTTTCATTGCTGTATTTTTCAGCTTCTTGCTGCCATTCATCTTCTGTACCTCCATATAGTTTTAAGGGTTCTGGTACAGAAAGATTATTTGCATTTAAGAAATCTAACTCTTCATCATTTAGTTCAGTTGAAGTAGTCGTATCCTCTTCCTCAAGAGGTACAGGGATTGGTAAGTTGTTATCTTCTAAAAATTTCAACTCTTCTGGAGTTAATGTAGTATCAGCCATATTATTACTCCTGAGTTCCAAATTCTTTTCTAAGTACATCTACTGGGATGTCGTAGGTCTTAGATAATATATCCAAGTATTTATTGGCTTCGACTTCACCTTGGCTACCAAGAATCCCACTATATGCATCCAGATTTTGTGCATATGTAGGTGCGTTTTTATAGGTTGAAAGTGCTTGACCAATTGTAGGGGTAATTTCAGATGTATTATTTCCACCGTTACCTGGTGGTGGGTTTTGTACTGTAGCTTTTGTGGTTGCGTATTCTACAAGATGAGACAACCCACGACCTTCTAGATACTGCTCTACAGACTGTGTATATCCAGAGGATAAGTTCTTAGATGGATCTAGTTGATCTAGTATTTTAATCTGTGCGCTTGTTCCTACAAGGTCGTTAATTCTACCTTTAACTTTTTCAATACCCTCAAGTGACCTTGATCTTAGGTTATTACTAAATGTTGTGTAATCCGATCCAGGGCCAACAATCTGTAACGCATTCTTGAAGTCTGTATTAGATAGCCCAGCGCCACGTTGTTCAAGTGATACTGTTGCATATAAGTATGCATATTTAAGTAGCTCTGCTTCGAACTGAGAAGCTTTAGATGCAACGCCATCTTCACCAACAGACACACTATCTATATAGCTGAATACTTCATCATCCGAGCTACCTTTTAAGTACATCTCATTGAGAGCTTTGTATTCATTATCGATGCGTTTAATAAGACGCTGTATATCACCGCCGACTGTGGTCAATATTTCAGGAGATCCGCCTTTGCTAGGATCAATGAAGGATTCTAGCTTTTCAGCAGACTGCAACATAGTAGCCATCTCACGACGACTTTCTGTTAATGGTACTAGAACCTTATCATTCATCTGAGACACTGTTTGCGCCTGTGCTTGTAGGGTTTTAATAGCTACACTACTTACATTGTTATTTGTAGGTACAACTCTTTGCCTATCAATATCAAACAACTGTCCGTTTTTAGTAGGTGCAGTTGTTGCTATTATCGTGTCACCATTTTCGTCTTGATAAGTAGAGATTAAGAAACCTGCGCTTGTATCTAGTTCGATTTCAGCAGGGACATTTGCACGAGCCTTCTTCAATGACTCTAGCTGAGATTTCATTTGCCCTTTAGCAGTAGCAATAGCAACATCAAGTGTTGCACCTTTGATAGTATCCCAATCTTTTATATCAAAATCTTCCTTGCGACCTTTAAGTATAGCGTCAGCAGCTTTCTGCATTTCGGTAGTTTCGAATGGGTTATCTCTAGTACCTTGTAGTCCATTATCGTCTAATTTAGATAACTTTCTACCCATTTCCTTGTACTTTGAATCAATAACTTGGTTAAATAGTTTTGCTTGAGCTTCTTCTAAACCTCCTGCCTCTATAGATCCTTCAAGTATTGATAAATCTAATTGATTTACTTCCACTAATGTTAAAGGTTTCTTTAAAGATTTTACTAAAACCTCGCCAAGTTCAGTGACTTTCTTAGCTAATTCTTTTCCGTTTTGTAACTGTGTATTATTTTCAAACCCAGCCGCTATTTGTATATAATTATCAGCAGTTATGTCTGCATAAGGAATTATCTGTGCTTCCTTATCAAGTATTGCTTGGTTTTCTGTAACCCAGTTAGTGATTTTTTGTTTATCTTCAGATGACATGGTAGCATCTTTTAATGCAGCAGCTCTACCTGCTTCTCCTAAATCTACTATTTCCTTGGTTGTTATAGCTACGGATTGATATCTACTGACAGGTTCTTTATCTTCACCACCTACAGGAGCATTTTCTGTATCTGTTGTAGAAAACACAGTTTCCGTTTCTGTATCTAGAGTACTTTCAATACTGTTGTCATCAAGTGCTGCGGCAGTGTCATCATTTTCAGGTACATTGTTTTTAGTAATATCCACTACAGGTGTTGTGTTAATAATAGGCGAACTACCATATGCAAATTCTGGAGAAAACTGTTTGTTGGGATCGCCGTAATAAGATATAGCGTCCTTACCCATTATTTGTACGTCTTTAAGAATATCTAATCGTACACCAGGTACAACTTTTTTAGGATCAAGATTTTGTTCTCTTAGAATAATGCTAACTATTTTTGCATCTTTCTTATCCTGGGCATCTTTGGCCGCCGCTTTTTCTGCCGCATCAGCGGCTGCTTTAGCATCTGCCTTTTCTTTTTCGTAAGCTATTTCAGCTTCACGCTTATCTTTAGCAATCTTCGCAGGTACATATACACTGGCAAACCCTGTTAAGGCATCGCCGATAGCATTACTCTTAGGTGCATAATCTTGAGGGTTTGTATTACGCCATGCCATCGATGTTTTCCTCTTCAACTGGTTCTTCGCTATCTGCGTCCATGCCAAGCATTGAGGCTTGTTCTTCCTCACTAGCGGTCATTTTATCTTGATCCATAGGAGCGCCCATTAGACCTCCTTCAGGAATAGCTGATACTACTTCTTCTGGTGTATCTTCCATTTCCTCATCATCATCATCTTCAACAATGCCCATCGCCATTTTAAGCAATGTAGGTGTGATCTTAACCCTGTCAGATGTATCTGTACCCATGTCGTACTTGTAGCCATTGGTTTGAGCAAGTACCTCGATGTACCTAGCTACTGGCCCACTAATAAGTATAGCCAGATCAATTGGTATTTTACCTTTAGCAATTGACTGCATCAAAAGGCCTGAGACAACTGTCGTAACTGTCGTATCAATCTGTAGTAACGAGTATACTAACTCTGCTTGTTCTTCTTGGGATATACGAGATATCATATAGCTGACTGCTTCATCGTAATCAGTAATATCAGGCGGTCTGTGCCAAGGGTAATTACGGGTGTCGGCTAATAAATTAGCACCAGGAACGGGCGCATCAATCTTCATCTGTAGTTTCCTCTACTTCTGGTGCATCCCCTTCTTCTTCCATAGCCTTTTTAAAGCCATCAAAATATTCAGGAGTGTACTTTACTTCGCCACCACTAACCTCCATGAGGTTCTTAGGCATTTTACCATCCATAAATTGTTTGATGGATTTCTTTACTGCTTCTTGAAATGTCATTGGATCATCCCGTGTATTTATTAATTATTTACTGATATAAGCAGCACCGATTTGTCCGATAGCATTCCAAATACCACTACTTGAACTACTACCCTTTGATGCCCCTGCAATCTCTGCCGCAAGGATCTGTGCTTCTAATGTGGCTTCTGTTTGTGCGCCTTTAAACATATAGTCCAACAGGCTATCTATACGATCCCAAAGACGGTTCAGTCCCTCTTGGTTCATATCCATAGAGTTCTTGATATCCGCAGAATATGCTTCAAACATCATTTCAGAGTTGGAAGTTAAAACTTCTTGTCGCCACTTGGCGTTAGCAGTATCTACATTAAATTGCATGTTTGCGTAAAACTGATCACGGCTATCTTGCATTTTAGCATTAAACTCAGATGCATCATTAATTTCACCTGCATTGAAACGCTTCATAATATTGATTTGCTCACTATTATGCGTTTGAACTTGTACGCTCATAGTGTCGTAAAACTTCTGAAACTCGTTAGCATTTTCTGCACCAAAGATACGTGCTGCATTAATAGCTGCCTGATCATTAAAGATAGCATCCATCATTAACTGGGTGTTTAGCACTTCAGCTTGTTGTTCATTGGTTAGGTTAGCTAAGTCCATCTCTAAGAAGTTACGTGCATTCTGTACCGCAGCTTCTTGTCTTGCATCTAGGTTAGCTGTTTCAAAGTTAGCTAATACACTTGCTTTATTTATAATTGCTTGTTGTTTATTATCTAAATTCTTTATTGTAATAGTTTGGAAGAATGAAGCTTCTTTTTCTGCAACTCCTAATACAGCTTCCATAATAGCATTAGACATAGCGGCGGTTTGTGCCGTGCCTGTGATACCACTGAATGCCATAGTACGTGATACATCACGAGACAAGCTTTGCGCCCACGGTGGGATAATAGGGTCACCTTTAGAGTTCTTAAACTCCGCAGATATAATTTCCATCTGCCCTAATATTGTAGCCTTACTATCTGTGTAATTACCTTCACCTAGCTTTTGTGCAAGTAATTTACCTGCCACAGTAGATGTATCAATAATCGTACTGATATCTTGAGTAGCGAAGTCATTAAGAGCATTACCAACAACGCTGGTAGTACCATCAGCATTTACACCAGTAGCAGCACCTACCATATCGATCTGTTCTGCTTCTATCGTAGTGTCTGCATCTATTTCGCCTGTAGCAGCGTTAATAGTAGTAGCATCTGTACCCATTAAGTCAGAAGTAGTTGATGCTTCATAGTTAACAGGTGCTGCGGCATCAGGGGCGGTAACTTCTGCTACATCTGACATCAATGCAGGATCAACTACAGGTGTATCACCCAGCGCATAATTAGGATTATTGGGATCTAGTAATGCTTTAGCATCTTCAGGATCAATTAAAACACCATTCTCGTTAACAATATCTGCTAAGTTTAAACCTTTGCTTTTTAGATACCCTGCTGGATCTTCTGTAATAGCTTTTAGGTCTTCATTAGAAGCAAATATTCCTGCCTTCTTAGCCCATGCAAGTACGTTATCCGCATTAAGTTCCATGCCAGAAGTAGAACCAGTACTTGTATTTGAGTTTTCTATCTCTTCTTGTAGGATCTTGTCAGCCGCATCATTATCGCCATTGGCAATAGCTTCGGCTGCCTTGATTGCATACCCATTAGTGCTTTTGTTATACCCTTCTTCACCAGGCACTTTACCTGAAGCATCTATTTTTAATGCATCAACAAGTTTACCATTAACTTCTTTAACTTCGTAAGGAAGCCCTAAGAAATTGTAAGAGTAAGTAAATCCTGTCTCTTTATTTTTATAGGTCTGGTAGCCATCAACTACTTTACTTTCTTGAGTTTTAGGATCAAGCCCATTAGCCCACCCCGCAAGTTTACCTATAAAAGGTATGGCAGGAGTTATCGCCCCTGTAATGGCATTAAATACACCACTAGGTGCTTTGCCTTTAACTTCAGCGGGTTCTACTACGGGTGTGGGTTTGGCTGCACCGTATCCTGGAGGCGTAGCAGTAACAACTACGGGTTTCTTATCATTGTCATCATTGTGGGTTGTAGCATTGTAAGAGCTATGCAATGCCCCTGCTGAAGATCCTACCATAGATGCCCCTCCAGCGTTAGCATCCATATTATATTTACCCATTATATATCCTTACCTAGTTGTAGCAAACGGAGAAGCAAACCCAGATACAGGAACTTGACCAGACATAGCAGGAGATAAATTACCTATTGAGGCATTTGCTCCCTGCACGTTTTGCATGTTTTGTAGATCAGTTAGAGAACGGTTTATGTTAATTACCTTATCTCCAATGGCACGGCCTGTTACATCAAATGATCGTAATAGTAGATTACCCTGCTGATCCATATTGCGAGTAATTGTGTTACCTTGTGCATCTATACTTGATTTTATTAGAGCGCCTGTATCATCAAAAGCATTACCTAATTGATGGAAGTTTTGCCTCATTCCCATATCAAGGTCGTTCTGAGTAGATGCTACTTTAGCTAAATCTCTTGCAGCAGTTATCTGCCCAGCGCCTATATTATCAAAGCCTGTATTCATGTTGTTTTGTAGAGATCTCATGCCAGCAGTAAGCTCTGCATTATTAGCGTTTAAATTATTTGCAAACCCTAAATCGATGTCATTTCGTAAATTATCTATATTATTATTATAATCTACATTATTGTTTCTTAATATATCACTAAGATTATTATTTTTTAGTGTCAAATTTCCGTTAATATCGGCAAAGCCACTTGCTGTTGCATTATTAGCATTTGCAAATTCACGATCAATAGCATCACTAACACCACTTAACTTGTTCTGGTTGTTCTCTGCTTGAGTTAGTACCTGATTAACATTTGTAGAAACTTGATCAACTTGTTGTCCTGATGCATCAAACTTACTGGTGATCATGTTACCTTGATCATCCATAGTTCTTGTAAGCGTGTTACCTTGTGCATCGATGCTGTTGGATATTAACTGTCCATTTTCATCGAAGCTAGATGATAGGGCTTGGTACTGCGCTCTTGTATTTGCATCTAAGTCTGCACCTGTTTGGTTCAGGAGAGACTTTAGGTTGTTCATACGATTACCTAGGTTGTTCTGTGTAGCTTCGTAAGTATCTCCTAGAGTATTAAATCCACCTTCTAGAGAACCGCTTATTGCACTGTTTTCTGCACTAAGATCACTAAACCCACCTTCAACGGCAGAACCTAATGCATTAGTAGAAGCCATAAGTGCATTGCCTAAGTTTTCCGTACCAGCAACACTTGCGTTAGCATAGTTACCAATATCTTCACGTAACCTTTGGTTTGCATTAGCATTAGCTTTCTGCATATCAGCACGGGTTTGTTGTGCTAGTTCTGTGTCTTCACCATAGCGCTCTACATAATCATCAAAGCTAGAAGTAAATCCTTCTTGATTTGAGGCTAGACCTGCTTGGTTCTCTAAGCTTTGTGTAGCATAAATATCAGCAGTATCTGCCATAGTGTCTAAGCTAGACTGTAGTCCACCTTGACCATTTAAGACATTAGCTTGTGTTTCTGTAAGTGCAGTATTTGCATCATTAAACCCAGTTGATAATGCATCACTTGCCGCAGAGAATTGATTAGTACGATCATCTTGTGCAGCACCAAACTGTGCAGTTCTATCTGCCTGTGCATCAGAGAAACCTTGTGCTTGATCAACAAACCCTTGGTCTACAGCATTTTGCATATTAGTATTAGCTGCATCAACAGTATCAAACCGTCTACCAGCTTCATCAAAGCCTCCAGTTACACTGGTGTTTAAATCAGAAAGACTATTAGCATTAGCTGTAGCATTATTCGCCATAGATGTAGCGTTGTTGGCTATACCTGTATTAGCGTTTGTAAGCTGTGTGTTTAAGCTTGTATTATACTTATCCATCAAATCTTGGATATTAGTAAAACCAGTGTTAACAGAAGAACCAACACCTGCAACTGAGCTATCTACATTATCAAAACGACCATCAAATGTATCAAAGCGTTTATTAGCTTCTGCTGCTTCATCTGTAATCTGTCCAGATATACCAACCTGGTTGTCAGCTAAGTCTTGGTACTGGTCGTCTGATAAACCGCCATCGACCGTAGTTGTTCCACCGCCACCCATATTAAAACTCCTTCGTGTGTTTGATGTCTGGCTGATTAAAGCGCCGCCAATTGGCAGGAACTCTTCGGCCTAATACTGATTGTGAATGATTCATCATGCCCCGCATAACTTTGATTGTGTCTCCGTATGGAGCTATAAACTCGATGCCCCAAAGCTCTAAATCTTCGGTTACTACATCAGGTCTACTGTACGTTGTTTCGTCTGGTACAAACTTCTCATCTAGAAATGCCTGACCTTCTTCTTTTGTAATCCATGCCCAAGAAACAAAACCTATTGGCTTATCATCTTTATAAAATAGTCGGGCTTTTTGGTGGATTAGTGGATATAAACAGTAGTGGTTAAACTCTACTAATGTGTATAATCTGTGGTCTGGGGATTGGTTAAATAAGAACAGTGCGTCTAGGACGGCTTTCTGTAATTTCATATTAGCCTTAAAATTTAACTATATGATAATTATACCACTTAGTTAGTGTATTAGCAAGTGTATAATTAATTAAGCAACCAATGCTTTGTACGTCTTTGGCCCTACTAAACCATCCGCAGTAAGCCCATTTTCTTCCTGCCAAGCCTTAACAGCCTTCTCTGTCATAAGACCAAATACACCATCATCTTCTAACCCTAATGCTGCTTGTGCAAGCTTAACTGCTTCTCCTGTTGAACCTACCTTTAATAGGATAGGCGATGGGCTAGGATTGTACTGACCGCCTAAGATATCCAAAGCATTCTTGTAGTGATGTTTTCTATCTTCAAGACCTATTGTGCCACCATTAATTTTCTTCGTGGCTCTAATAATATCATCTGCGTATCTGTTGAGGCCATTCTCTTTCCAGAACCAACAAGCACTTTCTAATGCACCTGTTTTTGTGCCTAGATACTCAAGTGTACGTTCAAGAGTTTTACCCATTGAGTTAGCGAATGCAGTTTGATTATTCTTACCAGTTAATTGGATGATACCAATTCCCTTGTGCGTCCAACCATCTCCGCTTTCAGTTGGCCCATTACCCATGCGATTAGCATAGATCACATTAGCAATCTTCTCAGGATGTCTGTGATACTCTTCAGCATCACGACCTGCACGTTCAAAATACTTAGGAAAGATTGCATTCAAGGCTTTTGCTGAATAGTTTAGGTTTTCCCTGAGTACCCTAAAGTTATTACTCTCATGACCGCACTGAGCCATAAACATTGCAATACGTTCAGGAGTATCTATCTCATACATAGGCAACATCTTCTGTAATGGTTCTACCCAAGATTCCCACTCGCTGTTGCCATGTAATAAGTTATGTACTTGATCAGAAGTTACTTTCATTATTTTGCTCCCATGAATTTGTTTACTGAACGCTGACCAAACCAGAATGCTATGATTGCACTGAATAAAGCTTGTGTTTCGTTATCGAACATCAACGGTACTGCGTCTTTCCAATCCGAACCACTTTCAAGAGCTTTAAGTAAGATAACGGCTTTGACGGCAAGGAATAAGCCAAAAAAAAGATAAGTAATAACAGGTCGTACAGAAGCGGATAAGCCAGCAGCAAATCCAGACTTTGGGTTAGCAAATTCATATAATGCCTTTGTTTCTGCGATCTCTGCTTGTTTATCTAATTTTTGGATATCATTCTGAACACCCATCTTTGCGAGTTCGCCTTGGAGTTTAAGTTCTTCTAAGCGGTTTTTATGATCCTGCTTCTTCTGAAAGAAGCTTAGAACTTGTGGCAAGAAGCTTGTACCAAAACCCAGCGCACTTCCTAGTAAAGCAATCATTTCTTAGACTCCATTGCATTGAAGCCAAAGTATGCCGCTACTACACCAGATGCAGCTACAACGTATACAGCAGCGATATCAGCTATCAGTCCTGCCGCCCCTGAATGCCCCATGATAGACGATGCCAGGATAACAAACGGATAGAGAAGCATACCTGCACAAGTAGCCACTACGAGCTTACGCTGCGTGTCTCTCTTAGCATCTGAATCTTCCATCTGTCTGCGGCGATCCTCAAGCATGATCTCACGCTCTTCAGGATCAATTACTCCGTTACCATTTAAATCATAATCAGTCATATTAATTCCTTAATTAGCTAATGGATTATCTAAAGCCCGTTGCAATTTCTTTGTTAAACGAGCTTCTAATTCTTTCATCTCAGCATCTTGAGAAGTGCGTAATCGATCCCGTTGGCTTTCAAACCTAACATCTGCTGCATCGATTAATGTGCGTATCTTTGCTTCATGTTCTCGTAGTAAAGTATCAACATTATCTTCGATTGATCTTACAGTATCTTCAACACGATCTGATTGCTTCTCTATGCCCAGTATATCGTCCCGTAGTCCGTTCTTGATGTCTCTTGTGTACTCAACACTCTCTTCAACCTTAGTGCTGATACCAGTGACTTTAGCGTCCATAACGTCCATAGCCTGTTGGTATTCTCCTAGATCAAGACCTGCTACTTCTTCGATCTTCTGGTACATCACAAAGCCGCCGTATAAGCCGCCTACTACAGTGGATAGAAAGGTAATGATTGCGAAGACTGATGCAGGAGTTAGCTTGATGCCCCCTGCCTTAATTTGCCTGTCTGCAAGCCCATCGATGTTGTCTGCGATCTTGGTTGTGTCCATCTTAGTTCTCGAACTCCATGCCGCCTTTTTGGAGGTCTTTTAGGGCTTCTAATTCATTACGAAGTTGTTGTATCTCTAACTTGCGCTGCGTAAGTTCTACTTTATATAAATCATCGCAATTAATACGTGATCTTGGTTTATCTAAAGGAATAACAATACGAGTATAAACTCCTATGTCTTTGCTTTGCCCTTGGCTGTTTATTCCAAACGAGCCACCTACATTGTTTATATTACCCATTACACCAAACTCTAGGCTTGTTGCTCCACCTACTGCATTTGAGCATCTTAGATTACCAGAACTAAAGGTATCCGATTGGTAGTTCATAGGTGGGTTTGGTAGTGTTAGTGCGAGTGAGCTACTATCAGCATATGCAGTACCTGTTACTAATATAAGTGCTAGTGCTAGTTTCATGCTGTACCGCCGTCTATTCTGCTGCATATACGAGAAGATACCAAAGTCTTAGAGCTGCGTTGTTTAAGTACTTTAGAGGTTGTGCAGATAAAAACTGCTCTTCTTAGATCACTTTTGCGTAGATATACTTCAAAGTTCTTACGCTCTTTATAATCAAGCTTCATAATCCTGTATGGTGAGGAGAATGGTATATTAATAAAGTTCTTATCGAACACTTCTACCAAGTAATACTTAATGTCTTCTCTTTGATTTACCAAAGTCATCTGAGCTTTAACTACACCTTTAACGTGGCTTGGTTTTATCTCAGGATATGCTGGTGTCATCTCATGAGCAGATACAAAAGACGACACGCATATCAGTAGGGCTGTTAATCTATTTAGCAATACACGTAGCCTGAACTACCGCAACGTAAGTACCTCCAGAAAAAGGCTTCGAGGCCGCATAGGTCGCAGTCGAACTCGTAGAAAACCAAGTACTACCAGCAACAGTCAAATCAAAAATGGTTGTATTGTTTACTACAGTTTTAGCTGCGTTGTATCCTGACATCCCTGCATCAGAAGTATTCGTAACAGCCGTTGATCCTGTCCAAGCTACACTGTCAGATAATACAGGAGATGAACTGAATGAAGTAGGGTGCGTAATGTTAGCTGTGTAGTAATCTGCTAGTGCTACATCAAAACGAACTACGGGTAATACGCCGCCGTCAGAAGGTGCTGTACTAAGAACACTTGCTGAAGGGTTTCCGTATACACCTGATTTATCTGTTTGTATCACGCACTTCGCTGCTACGTTACCTGTAATATTCACATTCGCATAGGCAGGTAATGCACATAGCGAAAGTACTGCTAAAGAATATTTCATATTTTCCTCATTTGTTATACTGCATATCAATCATTTTTTCGTGCAGTAGTTGTTGTGCTAAATTATTTCGTAATGCTTTTTTATTATCGGGTAATTGTTCGTCGGCTATTGAATTTACATCTGCATATACGCCGCCATTGATCTTGGTATTGTAGTACATTGCAATGTTCGTTTGCTTGTTCATCTGGTCTATAATGCTTGACTGACCTTGTACTTTTAGCATTGTTAATGCGTTCTTAGATGAGGCTAACCCTAGCTCTATTCTCGAAGGTTTTTCTTCTTCCTCTTCTTCCTCAATACGATTACCGTCCTCGTCGTATTTGAAATCGTCTTCTGTACCCAAGGCATCTACTACAGCGTTGTCTTCTAGTGCGTTGTAGACTTCTACCTTTGGTATAACTGGCATTGGTTTCTTGTAACCAGGACAAGAAGGATTTAGTTGTGGATCGAAACATTCATCAATCCGATAATTATAAATAACGTAAGGATTTTTTACCTCGCCCTTGCCTTCTACTTCTATCGATCCTCTACCCCATAATTCGAATGGTATATTATTAAAGGTAAAGGATTTAGTGATTGTATTGCCTGGTACTCCTGACCAATCATCTGTTTCTCTGAAGGTGTAACCATCCCCATTTGGATTTAGATTACCAACATGTACCTTCATAGCATCTTCAGGATTTTTAACTGTAGAGTATCGGTATATTAATCCGTTTATTGATAGCCCTGTTGCGTTTGGAAATACACTTCCCATTCCCCAACTTAGTCCGTTTGATGCTGCGTTACCTGATGCACCGTAGCTGTATGGATCAGAGTAGGAATAAGAAGAGTAAGCTACCAAACACAGTGCCAATACCAATCTTTGTATCATTATCACTGTTGAACAACCTTTTTAATGTTCCGTTGCTTTCTTCTTCAGCTACCTTGTTATCTAGCTCGTAAGCTATCTGTGCAGCATCCCCTATCAATGATTTGTAAGGGCAAGGTGTACCTGCATTACTCATGGCTTTTCTAATTACGCCAGTTTCTTCTTCACACATAATACTTACCGCTGCGACTTTCATACCCATGTCATACATGGTTTTGGCATTCTTCAGTCTAAGGCAGTTATCTTCAGTAAAAACTTTACCGATACTTAATCCTAGTATCTGTGTCTGTATGCTACCTGATGCTGATATTGTGCAGAGATCGCCTGTACCTGTAGTGAGGTTAGGAGATATTGCGCTGGGCGGTGGGCTATTGATTGTAGTTTCCATAGACCCATTTGATGTAACAGTACTGTTTGTATCTGTTCTTATTACATCGTCATCATCGGCATGTGCAATGCTACCGATTAGTAAGGTAAATAGTATAAGTAAGAGTTTCATTTCTCTGCTTGTTCTGCCATTCTTTCAACAAGGTTACGAATAGCTTTAATGTTTTCGTCAATACGACCTAGAGAAACAGCTTGTGATTGTACTGTCTTCTCTAGTGTATTAATACGAGTTTCTTGGCGAACTAAATCACGAGCATTATTTTTGACGGCTGAGTCTAGGGAAGACACATACCATACAAGTGATATAGTTTGTAGTACGATAGCTACGATTAACGTAACTGGTACTGACTTAGAAAGATGCCAACTCTCAGTCATTACTCAGCAGCCCAAGGCATTCCAGTAGCTTCGGCTGTCTTACGAGCAACTTGTGCAGTAACCTTACCCTGACGGTTTGTTTCGATACGAGTTTTTGCTTCGTCGGCTGTTTCTTCGCCTTCGATTAAGCTGTCATATACCCAACCAAGAACTGTAGCTTCTGTTAGGTCAGCATATGCTACAAAGTCAGACGCATCTGGGTCTGGGTCTAAGCGCATCTTGCCACCTTCAACTGCCGAACAGTCTGTGTGAGTATCGTCGGATACATGACATTCCCAATAGACAGTTTTAACACCGCCTGTTGCATCGTCACGAACCATGTCGTTTATTTTCCATGTTGTTGTTTGTGCCATTGTTTGTTTATCCTTTATGGTTTTGTAGGCCAAACCACATCGGTTAGGCTGGTGTATGTGTCAGTGATGTCACGAAGGGCTTGGCGGTATGCTGTTTGTTCAGCGGTCATGGTACGGTCTGAGTTCGCCCACCAATCTGTTTCTGCTAAAAGTTTATCACGTTCAAAACGTAGACAATCTAAGTTGTTAGCTAATATTTCTTCATCAGATATAGTAAATGTGGGGCCAACCGAAGTTTGACTTTGCGAGGCCACTATCATTTCGTCATAATTTGGATGCCGATATTCAATCGTGCCGTCTTCTCTTATAAATTCAACAAAGTTTTCCATCTTAGTATCCTGTAGTGTTATTGCTACTGCCTAAATAAGCAAGTACTGCGGCGTTCATTTGATAGTGCGTTTTTCCAGATTGAAACCAAAGCATGCCGCCCGTGTAATTGTCATTGGTTCTTACAACTATGACCACATAATTATCTGAGGAGTAATAAACATTATTTATTCCATAAGCCGAGCTACTACCCCAGTTGTTAGTGCGATAATCGTATGGACTGGTAGTACCACCATAAGTGTAAAACGAAGTACTACTTTCAATATTCGCCCCACCATAAGCATATCCCGAAAACATAAACTTACACATTATACTACTGCTACCACCTATGTTTGTTTTAATATGTTGGTATGAGTTAACTCCTGTTGGCCCTGCGAATCCCATGCAAATTAATCCACCTTGATGCATATTAGACACTTGAAACTTTAAATCGTCACTTGTTGTTATACCCGTTGGCCCAAAACTACTCATTATATTGCCTCCAATTCTGAGACACGTTGTTTCAGTGCCTTGATTTCGTTTGTTGCTTCTTGCAGAGCCGCTACTAGAACAGGTGTTATACGCCCGTAGTCCATGCTCATCATCTCTTCGCCACCGTCTTCGCCTGATACAGCTTCTGGGACGATCTCCTGCATTTCCTGTGCGATAAAGCCGTGTACGGAAGGAGCTTCTGGATCAGCAATCCATGTGTGCGTGACAGGCTTCATAGACATTAGTTTGTCTGTGGCATCTGCTATAGGTTCGATGTTGTCTTTAAGTCTGCGGTCTGAGGTGGTGTTGTAGGTTGTGCCAGTTGTTGAAACTGAAATGCTACCTCTGCCTCCACCATTTTTTGAGAAGTAAAAGAAGTTAGAGGTAGTTGCGCCAATTTGTTGCATATTGATCACATGATTACCATCGACGTTATGTTGTAGGTTAATTGCGTCTCCGCCATCAACTACTATGTTAAACGTACCCGCACCCGTTGTGCCTTGGTTTGTTCCTGTCCCGAAATACTTGGCCCCATTACTACCATCGACGTAGAAAGCGTGTGTGTTGTTGTCGCTCTCAACACGGAATTCAGCATTTACGCCTCCTTCATTAAATACGGTGTGTCCCCCTGCCACTGGAGTAGTAGTAAAACGACCCTGATTAGTTAGAGCTAACCGCACATTGTTTCGTAATGAAAACTCTAAATGAGAATTACCGCTAACCCCCTCTCGCCTAGCTATAATCTCAGCGGTTGGGGTGTATACATCAATGTCTGTAAATTGTATCTTACCGCCCTTGCCAGATTGATGTACATTAGAGCCACAATCGAGCCTCAAAAGTTCTACGGTGTTGTCTGCGCCAGAGTTTGTTCTAACATGCAGAGGAGCTTGTGGACTTGATTCAGCTACACCAACACGATTATTATTAGCATCAACAAACAGCATATGAGAGACATCGTCACTCTCGACACGGAAGTCTTGGTCGTTGCCGTCTTCATTCACGACGACAGTGCCGTTCCCAATAGACAAATGAGAAGTCATTGTGCCACCAGATGAACTAGACCAGCTATTCCCGTTGCCAAACGTCGCTCTGCCGTTGCCAACAGAAATAACAAAGGGATTGTTTGCGCCGCCGCTATCTTGGTTGCCTATCAACAGACTTTGCCCACCAGCGTTGTCTGTAATAGCAAGAGTACCTGCGACATTGACGCGGGACGGACCACCTATGTAGCCGCCAAAAAACGTTTTTCCGCTACCCTGAATACGCAAATCCCTATCGTTTGAAACACCAGCCTCAGTAACTTCAATCTGCATCGATCCGTTACTACCCGAACCCGTGCCATCTTCCACCATGAAGTTAGCGCGGAGGTTGGCGTTGTCTGAGTCGATCAAAACAAGTTGTGAGTTAGTTTGTGCCGACTGAGATGCTGGGGAACGAGAATAAATCCCAGGGCGCGATCCTGTAGCTATAACATCAAACGTCGCGGTGGGGTTGCTGTTATTGACACCCACTTTGTTTTGGCCTGCATCAACAAACAGCATATGCGAGTTGCTGTCACTTTCAACACGCAAGTCACCTTCTGCATTACCTGTTTCGTTGAGTATAACCTCTCCATCAGGCTTTAACTTCATATGGTTAGTATTATTTGCGTAAAAAGCTAATGTATCATTTGAAGTTGTTCCAAAATTAAGAATATTACTACCAGCGGATAAAAATCCATTAGTAGTAGAATTATCAACATATAATGTACCTGTAAGTGAAACATTAGAATTAAACGTAGCCGCACCCGCCGCTGACATATCAAGGGTGAGGGCTGTAACATCAGAGCCACCATCGTTGCCTATAAACTTTATGTCTTTATCTGAAGTACCTGATTGAAAAACAAAATCCCCACTTTGATTTCTAATTTGTCCGAAATCAACACCGCCATCTCTAAGTGTAATGTCGCCACCATCAGCATCAAGGATAATGTCTCCTGCAACGTCTAGTGTTAGGTTGCCAGAAGCATTGGTAATATTACCAGCTACACCTATGTTACCAGTAAAAGTGGGACTAGCCGTGGGTGCAGCACCAACAACTTCCGCAACAGAAATCTGTCCATCTGCTAGTTCAGCATTGTCAGATATTAAATTTGCTAATGTTCTTGCCTTACTCATGTTGGCTAATCCCTCTTATTGTAATTTAAGCTGCTTCTTCTACTGGCGGTGTTTCCAGTGATGTAGCGAGCATTTTGACGAAAGCTTCTCTACCAATGCCTAGCTGATCTAGGTTAAATTGCGTTGTAGAAATCTTCCGATCTAAGTCGGTGATATGGTTGATCATAGTCTTTTGCTGATCAGTCATACCTTCAATTTCGTATTCTTTATCATTTACCGTTATAGTTGGGTTTTTTTCTGTTTTTCCCATTATAAACTCCTTTAAGTTTGTGGTTAGGGGGTTTCTGAAGCCGCTTCTGCTTCAGCGTTTTGTTGTTCGGCTGTCTTAGCCCAACCTCTTGTGAAAGCATCTGCTACGATCAACTCTCTTGTTGCTGGTATAGCTACGCCTTCATCTAATGCACGATTGGTATACATTGAGATGATTTCATCGTTAGCTATTCTTGCTTGATTATGCAGAGCATTGTCAGCAAAATCTTGTGGATTACTTTTGTATTCTAATCCTTTTAGCTGTGTCTCTGTTATTGTTACTGTTATTGTTGGCATTTTTGTATACTCCATTTAGCCTATTAAAAAGCCTGTAAAATTACTTTCCCCACCTACATGGATGCCAGGTATATTGGCATAACACGTTACCCATTCATTCGCATTTAGTTGCACTACAGCACTACCAGAAATTTGAAGATACCCGTAAGCGTGTGTGCTGTTATCATTTACATACGAATATTGAGCGTGATAGCTGTCATTTTTTCGTATTGAGAAAAATCCTGTGCCATTATAGCTATCATCCCATAAAAGATTATACGCAAAGTAATAGTGTCCCGTCACAGGCGCAGTGAACCGTCCATTGGTACTATTGTAATGATTTCCATTATTGAAGGGTTTCGTCGCAAACACTAGGTTTCTAGCAGTGTTTGTACCACCGTCATGATAACCACCGTTACTTGGTGAACGGGCTGTGAAAGATGGCTGATACGGCATTGTGACACGGCCTGATGAGTCGATGCGCATACGTTCTGTGTTAGATGTAGTCCCAGTGAGAAAACTTATCCTCATTGGGACATTACCAGAACTTACCGCACCATCAACAGCCACAGTCATGCTTGCTCGTTGCTGATACGAGCTACCATCGTGTCCAGAAAAGTGAATCTGCCCCACTGCTGAATTATTTGTCTTGGCTGTTGGAGACGCAAAAGTTCCGTTAGTGGAGAAGAATCTCATGTCGTTACCGCTGTTTCCAGAGCGATATGTGTGAGGCCCTGCTTCTCCTACACTTTTAAGGGTCGTTGTTCCTCCTTCAACAAGCAAACCACCAGCATTTACATTACCTGATAGGTGTAGGTCTTTGAAGCGGCCATCACTGTCACCTAAATCTATAGCAGCATCAGTTCTTACGTCATTTTTTACAGGACGAATTACATCATTATTCTGGAAAGATAGGCCGCTGACTTTACCTATATGTAAATTACCCACTACCGTAGAGATACTACCTGCAATTGAGCCGTCTTTGCGGAACTGCATAATTCCACCGTCGTTTCCTATACGATTAGAAACAATCGGTGTAGCCTGATAACGAGAATTGTATATTGAACCGTTTTCACGTAGAGCAATACCAAAACCAGTGGATGCTGAGTTATCGTAAGGATCAGTATCAGTAGTACCCACCAACAAGTTTCCTGACGAGTCTATGCGCATGGCTTCTGAGCCGTTGGTTTTAAACTTGGTTAAAGTACCACTTTCTAAGTTTAACTCTGTGGGCTGTGCTGAACCCCCACCAATATATATATTATTACTTGAGGATTGGACAGATATTACGCCGTGACCATTAAACAACAAGTTGCCATTCTGCTCAAATCTTATTTTTTCCGCACCGCTATCATTGGATATAATTAAATCATTAGTCTTCATCCCAAGGTACATACGATAGTTGCCAGTGGTTTGTGCAAACCTTAACTGCGGCTGTGTTGTGTGAGCTATATTTATTGCTGCTCCAGTGTTAGAAGCTGTGCTTGTATCTAAAATATCTAAATTAAAACTAGGCGAACTCGTACCCAACCCAAGCCGTTCATCAGCCGCATCCCAATGGAACTTAGCAGTTGTGCCTGTGTCTTCGTAGAAGCTGATGTCGCCTGTGTCATCTATACGCATATGACGTAAAAAGTTAGTTCCGTCCCACGATGCAAACTGTAGGTACGGGGCAAGACCTGTTTGATTGTTAAAACCAATTGTACTTTCACCAATAGAATTACTTTTGTTCCAGTTGAGGAATAACCCCTTGTCCCCAGAAGGGTTTGCCCCAGCACCATTTGTATTTATGTATACATAGCCACTTCCATCCACAGTCAGCCCATCGCTGGTCACTGTGCCAGTTATATCAAGATTACCTGTGTGTGTTGGTTGAACATAACGTGCATCTGATGCAGTTCTTGTGTAATGATCTGCAAGAGCAAACGTACCATAAGCTACAATATCAACTACATCATTTACTGATGCACCTGATGCTAATGTAATGCTTGTACCATTTGTAGCTGTGAAGTCTGTGCCAGATAATAATTTGACCCCATTCAAAAATGTATCAATATAGCCAGAATCGTAAGTAGCAGCAAAGACTGTTTGACCTGCCGTAGCTGTATAAGTCACACGATTTGATGTGCCATTTACTGACGAACCTGCATTTGTCCAACCAGATGAAGAGTAGACTTTCATAGCATTAGCTACTGTATCAAAATACAGATCACCAACATCTAAAGCTGACCCATCTGGGTCTTGCGTGGGGGCTGAACTTTGTGCGCCAAGGTATTGATTTTGGAATGTGGATAACGATGTAGCCGCTGCATTCTTGCTAGTTAAGGCCGCCGCCGCTGAATTACTTGCATTTGTTTCGCTTGTAGCCGCATTGGATTCTGAAGTTGCAGCATTGGAAGCTGATGTCGCCGCCGCTGTACTGCTACCAAGGATACCATCTACATACGTTTTATTAGTGACATCAGTACCAGCAGTAGGTGTAGCAAGACCAGTGATCTTATTGTTACCCATAGCCAATGCGCCAGACATTGTATCGCCTGTCTTAGCTACACGAGTATCTCTCTGTGTATCTGTATATGCTTTTGTAGCTACGTCTTGTGCTGATGTAGGATCACCTGCACCTGTAATCTTGTTGGTACTCATTGCGATAGCACCTGTCATAGTGCCACCAGCTTTTGGTAGTTTAGTCGCAATGGAGTTAGTTACTGTAGTGCTGAAGTCATCATCATCATTAAGAGCATCAGCTAGTTCACCTAGCGTATCAAGCCCTGCCCCTGCATCTCCAATCAACGTAGATATTTCATCATCTACATACTTCTTAGTTGCGGCATCAAGATCATTAGTTGGAGCAGTAAGGTTTTGGATAGTAGCTGATGTACCAGCATTCATGTTTAACGTACCATCAATAGTTACGTTAGTGAATGTAGATGTACCAGAACCTGCAGTTACATTACCAGTTAGGTTTCCAGTGACGTTACCTGTAACATCTCCTGTTACGTTGCCAGTAACATTACCACTTACGTTTCCTGTAAGCGATCCAGTGATACCGCCAGAAGCAGTTAGTGTAGTAAATGCGCCAGTGGATGCAGAGTTAGCACCTATCGTAGAACCGTCTATAGAGCCACCGTTAATGTCAGCAGTAGCTAGGGTAGCTTGGCCTGTTGTAGACAGCGTTGTGAAGCTACCTGCGGCTCTTGTAGAAGCACCTATTACCGTACCATCTATGTTACCGCCGTTAATGTCTACAGTAGCAAGAGTTGATGTACCTGATGCACCTAGAGTAGTGAATGCACCTGTGCTTGGAGTAGTTGCACCTAGTGCAGCACCATCTATCGTACCACCATTAATATCCGCAGTAGCGGCAACTAAGGATGTACTAGCATTAAGTGTAGTAAAAGTACCTGCCGCTGGTGTAGCTGAACCAATTACAGCATTATCAATAGCACCAGAGTTAAGGTCAACTGATGTAATAGTTGTAGTACCAGTAGCTGATAAATTGGCAAAAGTAGCAAGACCAGTGAATGCAGATGTACCCGTAGTCGTAAGTGTACCACCGATTGCTACGTTACCTGCTGCCGCAATACCACCACTTAGGAATAAATCTTGGAAGCGTGTAGAGTTGTTACCTAAGTCTACAGTGTTATTAGATGCAGGAAGTATAGCATTACCGCTATCAACTTGTACTAGCTCACGCCAAACGGCTGCGCCAGAACTATTACCTACACAGATATATACACGGCCTGTAGCAGAGTTCTCCCAGATAGAACCTGGTGCATACCCATCGCCACTATCATCATTAGCTGTAGGAACAGAGTTTGTTACGTTGTTACGACCACCAACACCACCATGTACTAATGGGAGATATCCACTGACAGAAGTTGTTAATGGTATCTTAGGAGCATCTCCTGTACCACCTGTATGTCCGTGTCCTGATGATGCATTAAACGCAGCTAGTAGCTGGTTAAATTCTGCATTAATTGGTGGCGCTGTAATACTAGAACCATTTATAATACTAGCAGTTGATTGCCGAGTGTAACCTGCCATTTTTTATCTTCTCCCTGCCGCACTAAATTCGAAGACTAAGCCTTGAATTGAGAATGGTTCTGATTGTCCGTCTGTCACAAAAGTAGCTCGAACTGAAAAGCCCGAACCTTGAATATCCGATGTCATGATCGGTTTGGATGCACCGCCGTAAATCACGTTTGCTCCACTATAAGTAATATTACGCCCAGCGTAGATCGTAGGCGCACCAGCAGATGTCTGCGTATATGTAGAAGGTACTGATGTATTGTAATCGCCCCAATCATAATCAATAGCGAGGTTCATCTCGAATGGCCCTTCGGCACGTATGAATGTATTTAGTTTTCGAATAACTTTTCGTTGTTCTGTCTCACCGAAATCTAGATAAGGTGTAGCGTAAACAGATATAATATTAGAGCCGTTAAAGCTCGTTCCATTTTCTTGGCGATAGACTTTACCATCATGATCTCCGTGTAAAATAAGTTCGTCTGTGCCTACATAATCAGACGTTGCACAGCTTGCTCGTATGCCTAGTAGCTCACCAAATTCCCACTCAATTGAACCTGAAGTGTCAGTCAGTCCACCAATGATACCGATAGCATCTGTAGCAGCTACAACAGTCCCACTATTGGTTGTGGTAACAAAGTACCGTACCTGTGACTTAGAACGTATAACAACGCCTGTTAAAGCGTCCATGTCTTCGTTCTTAATAAGATCAACAAGTGTAGATTGTATTGGCTTAGATAAAGTTTCTAGCTCGATATCGCCAACTCTAGAAGTACCAGCAACAGGTCTAAACCCATCAGGAGACAGGAACATTAAGTCTCCACCGATCTCTAGTACGCTATCTCTAGCCACGCAGCCGATGTTACTTGTTACGTTCTCTAATGCAAAAGCATTTGATGCACTAACTGTAATCTTCTTGATATTCTTATTACCAAATACAAATAGATTATCACGGAATGGTTTGATCTGTACGACATCAAAGCCAGCCGCTATCTGTCCACCCCCTGCTGCAACTGTCCAGGTATAAGGATCGTTTGGTGCAGAGTGTGCTATAGCCGCCCTACTAGCTTCATGACCACCTAAGAACAAATGGTTTTCAAATACATCTACTAGCGCAGGAGCATTAAGCGCTTGTGCGCCCCCTGCTGTGTTATTGGATGCATGATAGCCTCCAGCGTGAGATGACTTTAGCTCTTTCCAATCTGTACCGTTAAATATAATCGCTTCGTTAACACCATCTACAAAGCATATCTTATTACCAGTACCGAAGTTAAACTGTTGGTGTCGTAGTCTGTTAACAGTTAGGCCGTTTGCGGTCATAGATCGTGTAACACCGTGATCTAAGGTAAACTTACGCCATCCTATAAAAGCAGTATAATAGTAGAAGCTGTAAGTACTAGCACCTGCGTCTTGTCGTGCAGCTATGATAGTTGTGCTGTTGGTAACGTCATTCTTAAAGATGGCAATACCAAGTACTTTACCTTGACCTGTAGATGCACCTGCTACCGTTACTTCACCATAGTCAGGATCGTATTCATCATAACCCTCTACACGACGATAGCCGCCAAAGAGGCTCGGCTCAAAGTTCAACATACGTGTAGCTGCGCCTGGACTGTTATCCGATAAATCTAAATGATTTTCATTGGAGTTCAGGCCACCTGCGCATACAAGTTTGAAGGACTGTATTTGATCTGGCATTAATACTTAACCCGTGTATCACGAATGTATTCGTAATTATTAATGTATAAGGTTTGTAAGTCTTTGATACCTTTTTCAAAGGCCATGAACGAAGCCTGAGAAGATTCAAGATTATCTTTAAACATATAGAGATGATATAAAGCACCATCTACTAAGACAGTATCATAGCTATCAGGAATACGTGTAACATCATCTGCTGCTGAGATATCAGAGTAGTTCTGATAATATCTGAATTTTAATGTGTATGCTTTATCAGGCGATGGGCTTACACCGTAGCCATTACCATGAGAAGGGAATACAAAGCGTGGAACACTGATACCATCAGTACCTGATGAATAATCATTGTCTCTGTGGTTCTTATACCACTCGTCACGTTCTATGTATTTTAGCGTAGTGTAACTTACACCTAGTGCTGTATCTTCTTGGATTTGAAAGCTGTTCCAATCAGCTATTTTATAAAAAGAAGGCCATGAATATTCTTCCTGACCTACAACCAATGTATCTGTTTCTTCAGCGGCATTAAAAGGCCACTCGAACTCAGCTTGGTTTATCTTAGCAACCGCTGCTTTCACTGCATCCTTAACCAATGCTTGAACGCCAGTAACTGAATCAAAAGCACCTTCCGCAACTTCAACTTCGTTTAGTCGGCGTAGTACTTGATTACATAAACTTATATAGGTGCTAGGCATATTGTACCCTTAGATAGAGGAATGGGGCTAACAGATTAGCCAGCCCCATAAAAAGTTTAAGCTGCGTT